TTTTTTATTTTTTTTATTTTTTTTTATTTTTTGATTTTTTTTTATTTTTTTTACACCATAAATAAAAAATAAAAAAATCACACAAATCGTTTTACATCTACAACATTATAATTATCCAAGGTCACAATGTGATGTGTACCTGAGTCAAAATGGGTCTGTATTATATCATGTTTAACTTCAATAAAATCGTCTGTGGTCAATACAAGAATTTTATTTATCTGAATTGACTCACCATAATATTTTTTACTCATTTGAATAGGCCTATAGTAAAATCCATCTTTTCCAGAATAAATATTCCCAGCTCCTCTTCCAGAACCATGTAATAGATTACCATATAGCTTCATTTTATTAACAGGATGAGCAATCCATCTACTGGATTGCAGTTTATCTGAATAATATATACAAAGATAACGATTTATATTTGTTGAATCAAATACCGATGTAAATAGCCAGTACACATTTTCATAAAATAATATTGTCGTATCAACTGCATCAATATTATTTATCAGGGGAGTTTTTTGCCATTGATTAGGGAAATTTATACATTCATATAGATAAATCGTTTTTGCTTGGTATGATTCAGGAATCATATAGGTTTTTGATTCACATGTTATCAAAAATGGATAGGATAGATGATATGTTTCATCTATAATTTTTTCAACGCGACCACACACAACTTGATTATTTACAAGCTCTATTTTGCAAACACTTATATGTCCTTTACAAATTATGTTGTTAAACTCCTCAAAAAAGACATAATAAGAACTATCAAAACAATACAAAAAGGGGTCGGCATAATAAGATTTTTTTGTTGGATTTTCTAACTTAACAAGACTTCCGTTGTTATGCTGGATTATAATGTACCAGTCTTCCATCATGTACTAATTGGCTCTATATTGTTGAATGGTCTAAACCGCACTATTTTTTATTAAAATGTTCTTTACAGAATTTAAGAGTCTTAAATACATCATTTGAACAATGACGTGAATCTGAGTATTTATATTCGCATCTATAAAAGTACTGACCATTTGCCTTCTTATTTTTATTTTCTAGCCAGGCTTTTATGGACTGGTCAAACCATGCTTTAGTAAATTCCATTATAAAATTAGATAGTATTTAATTTTATAAATATACGCTTGGTTTCAATGATAATAAAGAATCTTTTCAGATACAATCTATTTAAAAAATATGTGATTGTTTCTTCATACAGTTAAACTAGGTCTAACTAATTCTTAATCATTTTTTACCGACGATAAATTCCACCTCAGCCTCCTGTCATACGCTTATTCTTACGTGTAGCCTTCTTTGTAACAATCTTCTTTCCGCCCTTTTTACTGGTCTTTCGTGACGCTAGCTTAACCATTATCGGGTATACTATGTATTGCTATTTTTAGTTGCGCACTTCAATATCGTGGACAACGTGGTCTCTATAAACAAGTGCAATTAACAAAAGAATAAGCAAAATACCCAAAATACTGGCTTGACTATTTTTATAGTCGGGTAGCATAAATAAAATAGCTGAGATTCCAAAGAAGAAAACAAATACTATATTGTTGATTAAAAAGGCTACTATAGCCCTATAATCGACCATTCCTAACGTCACATGTGGAATTATTTAAGCTTTGGTACAGAAACATATTTTTAATTTTCATCTTGTTTTCATGAAAAACAAGATGAAAATCATGAAAATAAAAGTAGGATCATTTGTTTTGTCTAACTAAATAGTGAAAATTTGAATAAACATAAAAACCTTTTGACTTTTTGAAATGACACAGTTTCTTCATAGTGAAATTCTAAATAATACTGGCATTATGCGTTCCTATATTAAAGAGTTGCAGAAAATACTTCCCTGTAAGCTTGGTCAACTCATTAATCATGCCCATGAACTCAGTCCTGAAATAAAGAGCTTTTGTAACAGCAACCAACTGACTGCACGCATGAGTAAGGATAAGGGTCTAACAGGTAAGAAGGTGGAATTCTATATCTTTGGTCGTCTTCCTAACAATGATTCACGGGCTGATACTACACTCGGCGATATCAAGGCAACGCATATCAAGTCATGTAAGACTGGCTTTAATGCAAAGGAACGACTAACATTGACAAACTGTGGCTCCACTGCGGATTATGATTCCTTTCAGCATATTCTTGATGCAACTACACTGAGCCTATCGCCACGATATGAGAAGATTCAAACGGGGATTCTCTGTGTGTTAGAACATGATAAGGACCATACAAATGATATGGACGAGCTTGTGCGATTTCTATTTCATTATGACATTCAGGAGCTTCCTACCGAAATTCGCTCTGTTTTAGATGAGGATTATGAAAAGATTCGTGAATGTGTGAAAAATAAGGCTGTGAGCCAGAAGGGACAGACATATCTACACATTCATCCACATGGGGCTGGTCACGGTTCTGGAACACGTGCATTCGGTTTTACGAATAAGTTTGTAACTACGCTTATTTCTCATTATACAGGTCGTCCTCTGGTGAAGACAGGTGCGTCTTTGTATTTAACCATGTAAATTCCGGTGACTTATGTCTAAATATTAGTTCTATTCGGGATTGTACACAGCGTTTTCGATGACGGTTGATTTCATCACTTAACCATTTTTCTGATTTTGTCTTTTTATTCAGGGACTTATCCGGTTGCGTTTTATCAGCTTTAAAAAAATCTCATTATCACTTTTCCCCGGTAGAATATTTTCTTCTTAGTAAGTATAAAAACATGCCTGGCATCCTCAAGTCCTATGCGCAGAACGCCAGTCGCTCACTTGTCGTCACCCAGGAACAACAGGGTGCTTATTTCTTCAGTGATGCCGACATTGCTACATGGGTTTCATCAAACGGCTCTAAGGTCAACCAGATAGGAAGCTTGTACCTTGTCGATGGCACAGCGTCTGGCTCAACCTTCGAAGATGTCGTACTTGGAAATCATGGTGCCAATGAATTAGAGCACTCCAATTACAATATCAGTGACCGCAAGGCTATCAAGGATTTAGGCAAGGAGATTTTCATCGGCACCACTGCCGAGCCCCGCCTCTTGGTCCTTAGACGTGTTCAGAGATACGTAAGTTCAGTAAATGCGAATGGCACAACCAACTCCAACGATGTTGGCTACGTCGTAGTTGAGAACAACGCCGCAAATCTCCAGGGCAACGTTGGTCGCTTCACCGTTCGCGTTGCCCGTGTATAAACGATAGTTTATTGAAAAATGTTAAGTACAGATTTTTTTTAAATATGTACTTAATTTTAATACTTCGCCAGAATCTTCTCACTTAGCTTACAATACGTTTCACTAATCTCAAGACCAATATAGTTTCGCTTATTCTTCTTAGCCATCTTTGCCGTTGTGCCTGAACCGCTAAAGGGGTCAAGAACTAAATCACCTTCATTTGTCCAAGTCAAGATATGGTCTTCGGCCAGTTTTTCGGGAAAGATAGCGGGATGTTCGTGACTCTCTGTATCAGAGGAATTGAAACCCTTACCCACGCTGTACTTCCAAATATTATTCCGTGGGCTAAAATCGGGTACTGGCTTAATGTCGGTCGTTTCCTTGAGCTCACCACTCTTAAGACGATTTGTATTCTTACCCCAATTGGTGTGGCCGGCCCACTTATTGGGCTTGTCACAAATCAGATTTGCGGTTTTTACGTGTTTCTTGCAGAAGACAAACATATATTCGAAGATTTGTGTGTAGCGCGTTCCTGTGCGCTTGGCTGGAAAGGAGCTGGTATTCTTTTCATAAATCATTGTATCATGAAGCTTGAATCCTAGACTCATGAATTCTAGTGCCTGTTTGAAGGATGTACCCGTTTCACTACCGTCTTCTGTTGAATCGCCTACAACCCAAACAACAACACCACCTGGCTTTGTAACACGAAACAATTCAGTCGCAATTGTCGTAAAATCCTCAAACGTGAAAGCATATCCATTGTAATCACGGATTGCATCATAGGGTGGGCTAGTTACAGTAAGGTCAATACAGTCGCTAGGTAAGCTCTTTAGAGCCAGCTTACAGTCCTTATTCACGATAGTGTTGATAGGTAGTGACTGCTCTTCCACGATAGTGTTTAGTTGCACTGGCTTTTCTTTAGCTTTTTCACTCAGAATTTCCTGAATCTTCTTCTCCACCATTTCTTCAATCATAGTATTCTTAGTACAGGGACGCTTGCGATTTTTATGTGTTGCTAAATGGCCCTTTTGAAGAAAGACCTTAGAGCAGACATCGCATGTATGTGTAGGCATTTTATGTTAACTATTTAGTTATTTTTAGTGATTCGTCAACTTTATATAAATTTTGTTGATATAAAATTGAAGAATAAATATTGTTTAAATTTTGGTAAAAAAAATGCTACCTATGCTTACGATTACGGATTCTACACGTTCATTCATCCAAGAGGAGAAGGAGGCGCTTGACCTTGAACTGAAGCTAAATGCTACGTCATACGGTCACACGTGGAGTAAGGTTGGTGATGTACTTTTCAATTTCGCAACTAAGCGCAGTACAGTTGATTCATTCATAGTTACTGTAGAACAGTATGACTTTCTACAAATTCTTAAGATGACTACGAAAAATGACTGTTCTGCTCTCTAAATTAGGTATATGATAAATATCAGGTATTTTTATGTGATTCTAATCTTCGTGCTCGTCACCATGCCTACAATCCCAAGTACCATAATACCAGGCTAGATTATCTTGAATTTCTTCACTGTCTGATTCATTGCCACTATTTTCTTCATAAGACGCGTCAATATTGACATACTCAAAGGCCCACTGACCATCCAGAATTGTTGCTTCATTAGGGGTTCCCGACCAATAGTACGACCTGATTATACCATCATCGTTCATAAATCGTGCTTCTACAGAGCCATCGGCATGAAAGGTCCACGACTTACCACCCGTCCACTTATCAACTGCATCTTGAAGAGTCGGTCGGCGCCACCAAATCTTCTCCGTGCCATTTACGGTGATTTCTGTCGTAAGGTCTTTGAACCAGCGAATTACTGAACCATTTGTCTCATAAAGCGTGTCGTGTAGATTATCAGCCAATTTGACCGGACAGTGTTCCATGCCTGTAATCATGGGTTCATTGGACCTATAGATTTCGACCGTTTGCTCGTAGGTCTTCATGATTGTGTTTTTATACTGTATTAGTCTATGGTGTAGATTTCAATTTTTATCTTGCTTTATTCTAGATGAGTGACACTAAAAGTTTCTCAGAATATCTTGAAAAACTAAAAAATTATGAGATTGCAATCATAGAAAAGGCTTCAAAAGCTGTCCTAAATAGAGACAAAATAAGTGCAGATGAAAAGGCAAGAAAAGAGCGTATTATTGCGCTTTATGATAAATTACTCCCAATAGTTCATGAAATCAGTGAAGGTGATTATGATAATATTCATATTGCTGCCAGTGTGTTTAACACAATTCGGCAAATAGAAGGACATGAGGTTGCCGAACCTATTCTAGGACATAAGGCGCTACTTCAAAAATACGAGGCTCATCCTGTAAATAACTTGGTCGCTGATAGAAAGGAGGACCAAGACGATTTACGATGCGGTATGCATGCGTTGAATCACCTTTTACAGGAGGAGAAAGTTGTCTGCTTTGGACCTGTAACTAAAACTAGAGGCAGACCCAAGAAACAACCGGACCCAGACTACAGCGAGTCCATCTATTTTGATAAACATACAATGAAACCATGGTCACGTGCTGAAGTTCCTGTGCCAAAAAATAGAGATGTCTTGTTAAATATATCTGGAATTTGTAAGGCTTACAATATGTATGTTCAATGTGCTACAAAACCTTGTAATATGATTGAAATTGGAATATTACAGGCAATTTTAAACGGTACTATTGCCGACCCTGATTTACCAAATATAGATTTGGGTTTTAAAACAAAGGGAATTGAAATTAACTACGATAAATTAAGTCCAGAACGAAAAGCCGAATTTATCAATGTAGAGGCTCCAATCTATATTGAACTGATAAAAATTCTTTTATCGGAAAAAGATACCATTGGTGCTCTTATAAATCTCAATGGGGCTCATTATACTGCCCTTGTTAGTAAAAACACCATGATTGACGTCAATAAGGAAGCCGATTTCACCTATATTGACAGTTTGGATTTACCTTGTAGTTTTGGTGCCTTGAATAAAAAAGGAAATCTTAAACAGCCCAAGTATTTCAACAGTTTAAATAAAAGGGCTGAACATTTATCAGGAAATTACAAATTTGACGACATTCATGAATTATTTGGTCAACTATTGCAAAACAATCAATATAATTCCAACAATAGTAATAGTGAGGAGCATGAATTTAAAAATATCGATATTACTATTGTAAAATATAAAAATGATGGTTCAACCTATTTTTGTAGGTCCCTAGAACATATATTACGTTCTGCTAATAACAATGATGAAGCTGGTGGCTCAAGAAAACATAGAACATTGAAAAGAAAAACTAGACGATATAAAGCGCGCGTCATATAAATACTATAGTGAATTAATATGAATAAAACACGATTCGATTTTCAGGAGATTAACTTAATACCACGAAAATGTATTGTCAATTCGCGAAGTGAATGTAGTACTTCGCTAAACTTAGGAAACTATGTTTTCAACCTACCTGTTGTGCCAGCAAACATGGAATGTGTTATGAATGATGAAATCGCTGCTAAGCTGGCATCAGCAGGGTTCTTTTATATTCATCATCGTTTCAATGTAGACGCATTAGATTTTGCAACTAAGATGCGCTCTTTATCTCTACCTGTCAGTATATCACTGGGTGTAAATGAGGATTCCTATGAAATTATGCGTACTCTAGAGGCGAATGACCTAGTGCCTGACTTTGTAACCATTGATATTGCACACGGTCATAGCATAAAAATGGAAAAAATCGTAAAATGGATAAAATCTAAATATTCTGTGAAGCCCTATATTATTGCCGGTAATGTTAGCACACCTGAGGCTCTTCGTGATTTGGAGGCTTGGGGCGTCGATGCTATCAAGGTGGGTATTGGTCCTGGGTCAGCTTGTACGACCTACGTGGCTACTGGATTTGGCTCACGTGGATGCCAAGCCTCTGTTGTTCGTGATTGTGCCATGGCAAAACAACTTAGTTCCACAAAAATCGTGGCAGATGGTGGTGTCAAGGAACCAGGTGATATAGCAAAATCACTGGCTCTAGGTGCCGATATGGTCATGGTTGGCGGTATGTTTTCAGCGCTTACAGATTCACCTGGCAATACAGTGACAGGAGTCGATGGACGTCTTTACAAGGAATTCTGGGGCTCAGCATCATCCTTTCAATCCGGTAAAAAGAACCGCATTGAAGGTACGAAGAAACTGATGTTAATGAAAACTCATGGAATTTTGGATGAAATGGCCTATATCAAGGAGTGCTTACAGAGCGCTATTTCATATGGTGGTGGTACAGATTTATCATGTTTTAAGATGGTTGAATATTTTTAGAGGTGAGTTTATACACCGTAAATATAATATATGAATAATAAAGATTAGACCTTCTAATGTTTGTCATTCCTTTTACTACACTGAATAAATTCAATAAAAAGATTAAGCATTTTGGACAAAAATCACGTTCCGAAACGATTACGGATGTTGTTTTTGTATCAGACAATCTGATAATTTGTGCCAATTTATCCGATAAAACGTTGATTTTAGTACAAATAGATTTTCATAATCAAACATCCAAAATTGTACACACCTTGGATATACCCCATCATCCCGATTTAATAGAAATAGTCAATAACACTATTTATGTTGTGAATCTAAATCATTATTTAACAGTATGTCGCATTGTTGACATGAAATTGATACTAACAAATAATATTTATATGAAGGAGGGTTACATGTACCATGGAGTCTGTGTCAATCCCAATCAGAAGGATGAATTATTCTTGGCCTCTACAAGGGCTTTCAAGTTCATGACACGCTACGACGTGAAAACACGGGTAATGAAAGATTTTATCATACCACGTCTTGAAGATGCTTTTCTAAAAGACCTTATATTTATTGACAATAAATATGTACTGATTATTGGTTCCGATAATGGACCCAAATCGGATAGTATTACCTATAAATCCTATCTCAATCTGTATACTTATGAAAATGAGACCTTTACATTTTTGGATGGATTGACGTATATAAATTGCCATATGGATGCGGTCGTCTTCTGTAAAGGGAAATATTATGTCACTGCACAGCTGAACGATAATGGCTACATATTGAATGGCTCCATTGAAAATAATTATCTTATTCCAGGACCTGACCAAGCGACCTACGATTTTCCACATGGATTGGCGATTTCAAAATCCAAAAAATATATAGCACATTCGTGCTATAGTACTGGGTCTGTGTATATTGACACAATTACTTCTGGAGTACAAGATTCCAATTTCCCTGGTCCCATAGAAAACGAACGGGCGTAAGTTCAGGGCACAAGCGTTGGACTTCGTCAAGAAGTTCGCTCTTTTGATAAATATGATAATATCGCAAATATGTGTTATTATCTGTTCGCGATTTCCAAGGTACCATGCTATTTGTTTGTGTAAAATGAAAGTTACTAGTTGGTTCTTGTTCCATAGCCCATACTGTAATCAGAATTTGTCCACCTGACTTTAGACAACGATACATCTCCTTGAGGCAACGTTGACGGTCATCATCGTTATCAAGATGATGATACGTCGCAATACATATCATAGTATCAAAACTATTTGCAGGAAAATCAAGTGAAGTAATGGTTCCTTCGGTCACATGAAGGCCCTTAGCCTTACAAATGCGTACCTGCTCCTCTGATATATCTATACCAGTTATATATAGGTCGCCTCTATACAACATATTTTTGCCGTTTCCACACCCTAGTTCCAGTACGTGACTGTGTGATGGCAAAGTATCCATAAAGCTTTTGACCACAGTCCAGATACGTTGACGTGTATTATCAAATTGCGTTGCAATCTTATTATACACTTCTTTTACGGAAAGATTAGCGATGATTGTAGTCATGATTACATAGACTTTTACCGAAAAAGTCTGTTCAATTTTGACAGAATGTGTCTAAATTCGCTCAAACTTCTGCGCTTCCGTCTTGGGTAGATTCTTGGTGAGCTGTTTCTGTCCCTCTGCCTTGTAATCATAAGTACAGGCGTGAACCTCTGACATGCGATGTGCCAGGCAAAAGCGCAGATGGCAACGGCATGTGGGGTCGGAAAGGAGAAGCTTCTTCTTACAATCGGAATGAGCACAGCGATTTGTTGGTTGCGGGCGCGCGGGCTCCTCTGGCTTTACAGTCGAATCGCACATTGTATTCGTAGTAACAGCCATAGCTACATCCTCATTACGGGCTGTAGCCTTTTGGGCGTCCTTTAGCATAGCAATAAGCAGAGTGATATCCATGTTACTCATTTCGGAAAGAGATTTGTCTCTATCTTATCAAATCAATTTTATATAAACAGACTACGTTTAGTAAATATAAATGGATTATCACTTCTTTAGCGACAGTGAATTTGCCGGACCGGGTTCAAAAGAATTATTACGCTTTTGGGATAGGGTGCCACGACAGCTTAGACCCAAGCCAAGAACATTGATTCCTAAGTTTAAATTTCCTGATTCACAGACATTAGGCTATCCAGAACGTGCCACTGTATCTGATGCTCAGGAGATTAGTAAGCTTTGGAATCAGCACTATAAAGGCGATGATTGGACATTTACTTGTACATCCAATGATGTTCTTGAGTGGATGAAGGACGGTTTTATACTTCTCATGAAGGAAACCATCGACCACAAACAAGTTATAGTCGCCACCTTTGTATGTCGTATTATTCATGGAGGTTTAGTATCTGGTTCATATATACCAAAGGGTGGACTACTTGATGGCTTAGTGGTTCATCCGCGACTTAGAGGTAGAGGTTTGGCAAGCTATATGTTACTAGCAATGGATAAAGAAATATATAGTATACCTGAAATGAGTCAATCCGTCTTACTCTGGTTTAGGGAGCATTCAAATGCATTCAATTCGGTGCTCCAAACACCTATTGCAGTCTTTGAGTATATGTATATTAAAATCTCTGATATATCGGTAAGGGGGCGACAGGCTACTATTGCAGACCCTGAAATGGTTGAGCAAATTGTAAATTCGGTCCACCAAAATTCGGCCAAGAATTTCACATTGAGCGCTCGTGCATCAAAAGATAAAAATATTTATTGGTTCTTAGTAAATTCTTCGCTTATAGGGATAGCCGATACACATCGTGTTTCAACTAGCGGATTTGTGATATGGGAGGTTATATTTGCTTCGAATTTTACGGAACCATATTTCATGAATTTACAGGAGGCAATTGAAATTGCTTCATTAAAATTACCTAGCCAAAATGGACTAATATTTGCTAGCAATTGTAAGACCCGTGGTAATCTCAGTTATGCTAACAAGCCTTGGATTACTGGAACTTCTGGATTCTTATCAATGCATATTTATAATTGGATGCCTCCTGCTTTTCTTACAGGCGATATCTTTTTTCCATATGGTTGTATATAGGTTTTAGTTTTAAAAAATACGGAAAAATAAAAAAATAAAAAAATAAAAATAAAAAAAATAAAAAAAATAAAAACCTTATAATAATATGTACATATGATGACTCGAACATATCAGAAAGCATTCGTATGAATAACTTAAGTGAATTCGGTTAAATTTACTAAGAAATTCATATTTTTCAGGTATAAATTTAGATAAATTCTTCTTAAAAATATATATCAAAATTGCTTTACTCTTTCCCATATAAAAAACATATAATTTATGTACCATATGCTTGTCTTTCTAAATTCTACTCAATTTACTAAGAAATCATGATTTTCACTATAAATTGAGATAGTTACTCTAAGAATCAAAACCCTATATAAATATATAGCTTTCTTATCTATTCTATTAAAAGAATAATTATATACAATTCTAAAGAATAAAAAGAGAAGTAAACAAAAGGATGAAGAAGTGGACCTGTACTCTTTGGTTAACCTTGGGTTCGCTCATTTTATTTTTGAATTCTTTAAAATTCTAAATTCTGCCGAATTCTAATCCTCTGTATTATCCTGCTAAATTTGATGTATGACTAACAATACTAGATGAATATCAATGAATCAAGCCGTTATTTATATAGACTTAGACAACTTCCGTCCATATAATGAAAGAACCCACAATGAAGTAATGAAGTACTTCCATTCTATGGATGTGCTTCTGAAATTCTATGGTTCAACAGAGCAATTGCGAATTTTACCAACACGGAATATAAATTCACCTTATGAATTTATTGAAGCTAAGAAGGTCAATCATTTTAAGAATAGTACAGACCATTACATACATCGTGATGCTCAAAGAGACTTGTATGAGATTCCTAGTATCAAACTCTTTGTTATCTGTTCAGGAGATTCAGACTATATTCCTTTAATTGAAGAAATTAAAAGGTTGAAGAAACAGACCTGGCTCCTTTCCACCAACTTAGAATTAAATATATACTTGAAATTGGCAGTTGATAGAATTATTCAAATTCAGGATACTGTGAAAACGTATAGTACAGTTGCTACACAAACCATGGTACGTCCTATATCATCAAAGGAATATACGGCAGAAGGTGATGAATTTACTGAATTCATTAATTACAATTTCACCGCGAAATTCTGCGAATTGTGCAGACTCAAAAGTTTACAAGAAATTTGTACATGTCCTATTATAAAACTATACAAAAAGTATTGTAGATTTGGCGGTGCATTCGGCTTAAATTTTATTAAAAATATCAAGAATCGCCTTCTGGTCATTTGCTTTGATACACCATCGAAGACCTTTATTGATTTTGCAAGTACTATATTAAATGTCTCCTTTATTTATGTTGCTTATAATATAGATGATTTAGTAAATTTAAATTTTGAGGCAGAGTATAATCAATGGGTAGACGCCTGTGATAATAGAGATATGAATCTGTCAATGGAGAGCTATTTGGAATTGCGCCAACCAAGACAACCTGTATCATACAATATGAGACGTGACACTATATTTGATGTACCTCATGGACCCTTACTGCATTTCTATTGGAACAATCAATTGATTGACCAGCACATTGTAGGTGATAATATGTATATGCTTGAATATCTTATTGATAAGGCGTTGGAAAGATATAGTCAGAAATTACTCAAAGCTACTCAGTTAAAATTCAGTCAGGTCGTTAAATTTACTGGTTGAATTTAGAATTTACAGACCGAATTTAGAATTGGAAGAATTCTTCCAATTCTAAATTTAAAAAATAAATTTAAAAAATAAATTTAAAAATAAATTTAAAAAAAAATAAATTTAAAAAAATAAATTTTAACGGACAAAACAAAAGAGATATTGATACTCATAGCCAACTGGTGTCAAGTCAATGAACTCCTTATAAATGAAGCCCGCCGCCTCAATCTCAGTTACAATGTTTTCCATGACAGGCATAAATAAGCTATGTACATTTCTGCGACTGCGACCATCCTTAAATTTAAAGGTCTCATCAAATTCAGCGTTGTTATTATCTAGATTAAACTCCGCCGTGTAATCAAACTTATCAAATGATACTGTACTCTTAGTAACACGTTTCTTAGCGTATTTTTGAAGTGAAAAGGCTACAAAGGGACTAGCCGACTCTAAGATGGGGTCAAACTTGTCGCGGTTAACCAAGTGTACTACAAAGCCACCACCAGGTTTCATCCAAGTAAAAATATTCTTTAGAATCTGCGCCTTATTATGTAAATAGTATATTGTAAAGTAATACATTGTAACAAGATTGAATTGACCAGCTGAGAAAAGGGTTGATGTAGTGACATCACCAACTTGATATTTATTTCCAGAATACAATTTCATAGCGCGTTCAACCATGGCAGCACTCTTATCAATACCTTGCACTTTCCCACATCCTTCATTACGAAATTCATTTACATGACCACCTGTACCAGAGCCAATATCAAGAACGGACAATAAAGATACATCAGGTTGTATCTTTTTAATCCAACCCATAGTGAATAGTACTTCTGCCCGTGTTCTGACTTCTCCATTCACTATCTGGTCATAAATTTTTGTATAAAAGGCATCATATAAGGTGTCATTATTGTACTCTTCTGCGTGTCCTTCTTCTGTCACAGTGCTAGTAAATCCTTCCCGAGATTCAAAAGCTTCATTGGTATCTGTTATACCTGATGTTAAACGCGTGTTAATAAGGAATTTGACCATGAGGTAGTTAACAATCAATAGGCCAAGAATAATGAGTAATGTTGTTTGCCAAGTATCGAATTTTAGCATCGGCGGTATCCTTCCTGGATTCATCTGTGATTGTTATTACAGAAGAAACGCCGAACCCTGAAAATGGCGTCTAGCGAAACAAACAAAAAAACACTATGTGGATATACATGGACTGATGTATATTCTGCTCTAAATCGTGGTATTGGAAAAGGTGAGATGAACAGTTCACAACGCTGGGCAGCCGAACTACTTTGCTCAGAAACGGGCGTTTCACGGTTGGAAGCAATCCTACTTGTAATATGGGCTGAACATGTGAATTCGGCTCTGGCAAGTTGGCCTGCTATATGGCATGTATCAATCAATATGTTTAGAAATGAGTGGCTAAAGGCCGGGGGTGATAATCGAACATTTAGAAATAATCCAAATATTCGTAATCGTATAGCTGAATGTGTAGGGTATCTTGTAGTTTCATCTAAAAAACCACGCGCGACCTTACCCAAATCATCGGATGTTATGAAGGAGGCGGAGGTGATTAAGACACGACTTCAAAGTGGAGGTGCCTCACCCGACCAACCAGCCACACATCGTGTATGGGATTCACATGAAGATGCCCCAACTTTAAGAACCTTGGGAAACGAATTAGAGGCAGCTATAAGGACAGCGCAAACAACACGTGCTCTTTTTTGGTTAGTGTGGATTCTTACACTAGATGGACAGAAGACACGTCCAAACATTAAGGAGCGCGCACCCGAACATATACAAGGTAAGTCACGCAAATCGTTGTCCTGGTTTATTTGGTGCCTTCTTAAGGATATGGCTGAAAAAGGGCTTGATTATCAAGATAGTATAAGTCAGACTCTGGATTGTATGATTATAGTTTGGACACGTCTAGGCACCCGTTATCAAAAGGAAGTATTTGGTACTGTCATAATTATGTTATGCGAACGTGTAAAGTCGATGCCCATTGAGATTAGACAACCAATTCAATGTTTAGATATTCGACCCATAAAAACAGCTATGACCAATCTCGACTCAATCTATGAAGATATAGCACGCGATATGAAAATAGTAAGTACATCTGTGGTTGTAGAATCAAAGCCCGGAACAAATCCAGTCGATAATCATAAGAAAGAACAGAAGAAATTCAAAGACGAGACCATACAAAAATCAGCGGAAAAGATGGATAATGCAAATAAGGTATTAAGGTCTTTGTATGGTATGGATGAAGAAGATTAAGGCATCAGATAAAAACGATGGCTTATATCAGAGGGACTTCAGCATGTCCAAAACATTAGAAGTATCTAATTATCCAAAAATAAATCCTGGATTAGTTAGCTTAGGAGGTTTAATTAAGAGCAAACTTGATACGATTAGTGCTGACAGTTTGACAATTGTAGTGTATATAATTTTAGCTATTATTGTATTTTTTTTATTAAGAAGTGCCATGAGTTCATACTGGTTAATAGAAAATCCATCGAATATTCGTTGCAGATTAAATATGTTTTTAGACAAATATAATAAATATGGTGATAATCGTTCATCACGTGGTGGACTAAAGGACTATATTCAATCGTTACAGCGTAATGGTGTTCCAGATTCACATTTGGCTTTAACCAATTTTTTTGTAAGTTCTTCAAATACACCTGCTTTTTTCACACCGATTCGTGACGGTATTGCGTCACCAGATGCTATTCGTTTAACTTTGGCAGCGGGTGCTCGTTATTTGGACTTTGAGATTTGGGGTGATAGTAAATCAATGAATTATCGTCCTATGGTGAAAGGAGTTGATGTGGGGTCAAATTGGCGCCGAATAACAATGACTGAGATGCCATTTAGAATGGTGATGGACAGTGTTATAAAATATGGAATGGCGGGTCCACAAGCGGATGCAGATACAAATAATGCACCGTATCGTGATGACCCACTCTTTATTATGTTACATTTCAGGGGTAAATTAAGACCACAGACTTTTACAGAGACTGCCAATATTTTGAGACAGACTATTGAGTCCAAAAGACTCGATTTTACGTACAACAAGGGTCGCAATATGGATAATTTATTTAAGGTCCCTATCAGTGAGTTTTTTGGCAAGTATCTCATTATGTCAAATGTGTATCCACCAGAAGGAAATTTATTATTCGACTATATCAATATTGGTCCCCGCTCTTCTGTACCACTTGAAATGACATCAAAGGATATTAAGGCAATTCCAGATACAAATAAGCCACAATTTGTTCAACGTATTCAGCAGAATTTAACAATTTGTCGTAGTGCCTTGGATGAGCCTGATTGTGATACGAACGTTAATGATTGGCAGGCAAGTCAAGAGATTGGTATTCATTTTTCTGCACAGAATTTTTGGAGTGAAGATGCTAACTTGGCACAGTATCTTTCATCAGATAATTTCGGTAAGTACAGTTTCAAGATTAAGCCACCTACAATGAGATATGTGATTGAATATATTGCACCACCACTTTTACCTAACCCTGAACTCAATGCTCGTGATGGTAAACCTAACGCCCCACCAAATATTATTCTTCCGGCTTAACATTAGAAGATGAAACTCATTGAAGTATTACCTGAATTCCTTGGAACTTTCGCACTTATTTTCAGTATTTTAGCCACGGGAAATTATTTAGTGATTGGTTTGACCCTTGCAGCGGTTATCTTTTTGGTAGGTGACCTTAGTGGCGCCAATGTGAATCCAGTGGTTTCATTAGTTATGTTGCTCAATAATCAAATAAATACTCAAAAGTTTGTTGAATACTTAATCGCTCAAACTCTTGGTGGATTAGGTGCACTTTTTACGTACAAGTTTATTTTGAAACATGTTCATTCTTAAGCGTCATTTTACATGGTTACTATCATACCGAAGTTAAGCATATGTCTTAAAAAGACATATGCTTATCAAATAACCCTGCTCTATTATTTCTTCTTCAATAAATTTTGCGTTATAACACGTGGCGATTTCGTATTTTTACAGTTAAACTTACGTAAGGTTCTACCATTGGTTTGTAATACGGATTTTACGCAAACAGCAATCGCTCCCTGCTCCTTTGTTGATTTGCCACGTGCCTTAATCGTCTTTCTAACTTTCTTGATACAGTTGCAAAAACGCTTACCCATTGATTCATACATAGTATTTCTATTGAATGATAATAATAAAAATACCGGTAAATTCGGGGTCTAAAAGCAAGACACGTCAAGAAAGATAATGATTATTCCTATTGGAGTTGACTGTGGTTTGGCAACCTTATTAAGAAAATATAACTTACGAAGTTTTGCCTTCCCCTTTGATTGGACCGTTACATACAACGGCGTTGCAAGGTGTTTTGGAGATAATTTTAAGTTTTTTATACCAACAAATAAAGAAAGAATTAATGATTACGATATTTTCTTCATGCACGACTTTATACATGATTCACAAACGGATACTATCAAGTACAAGCGTCGTATAGATAGAATGATAGAAATTTTGGAAAAAACTACAGAAACAGTAACCTTTATACGTAAAGGGCATGCACCTCATCATCATAACGGAGATTATAATGATAGGTTTAATAAAATTAAAAGTGACCTAATCGACGCGGAAGAGCTTGACGAAATTCTATCCAAAAAATTCAAGCAACTGAAATATAAAATAATAGTGATTCTTGTTTGTGCTAATTGTTTCGATACAAATATAGAATATATAACTAAATCAAACAATATAGAGATACACGAAATAATCACTGATAAGGTAGATGATGATAAATTTGAGACACTTTTCTGTAAAATTTTTGATAAAATAAAGGTCTCTTAGATGGAGACCTTTCTTAGTGAACTCTTTGTACCCTTTGACTGATGCGCTTTTTGACAATATCCATCAAGCATAAAATCGTCCAGTTCGTACATATACATATTAGAAGCACCATTCAGGTGTCTAGATTGAAGGCGGTTTAGCTCCTTTTGAAGATTGGGTGAGGAGCTAGGTGTTTCGATGGGTTTAGGCATATGAGGAACAAATGAGTAAATAACCCTTACCACATCAACCGGCAGATAGCTGGAGATTTCGCGCGGTAAGACGGGTTTTACCATTCCTAGCCGGGAGTTAGAAAATAAAACACATTGCGATATATGACATATAATCATATATCGCAAATCTTTTAGCATTTGCGTAAGACACATTTAGAGTTATCATATTTCGTACTGGTAAAATATATATGTTTCATTATGTAATAACATCACCTGTTTGTATGCGTGATTATAACATAAAAATAGATACACAGAGTCGGCGAAAAAGATAAACAGTGGATTAGTTAAAAATGCTGAACCTAATGTGTCGTACAACCAGGTGACAAGTATAGTCCATAGTATATAATGATTATATCACTGTATTTTTATCAATTTTGTTAAGGCAAATACATTAACTCTATAAAATTTGAATCTATGCAGACCAGCCAAATTATTTCAAAAAATGTCGGTAGAATCCTATCTTGAAAATAATAAGCTTAGTCCAGGTACAGTTTTAGAGTTTCGTGATTATGCTACGGCAGTCATAGACGATTCAGGGTATGTAATTCAGACGAAAAGAGGACCACACAGTGACGACTTAGCGCACTGCGTGTTTACAACTATACATGAATGGCTAAATACCCTGATGTACAGTGTCAATAATAACTATGTGACACCACTAAATATCTGGTCATCAACTACCACAATTCCACCCTCACTACCTATATTTCAAAGTAGTTATGCAACGCCTTATAAGATTGTACGCGATTTATTAAGAAAAAATCACATTAACTTCAAGTGTACAGCAAAGGAAAGCAAAAATATGTCTTTAGCAAAGGCAAAAATCGATTTGTTGAATCTTGAATATGATGTGAAATGGATTAATTTACGCCTTCGTAGTGAACAAGATTGGTTAGCCGAATATAATTATCGTAATAATTTGCTCAATACGATTAAATCTCAATTAGCCTTATTACCTATGGAGACAGCTGATAAACGAGACTATATTATTTCTGCAACGAAATATCCACGCGTCTATGTAAAAACTAGTAACAATAAGATGTTACCAATATATTATACAACAGACGGTACGGAATCAGTAATTGTAGACGGGGAAGCAGGTAAGAATTGGGCTTCATTAGGTCTGTCTGATTTTCCTGAATTTTGGGTCAATTACGATGGCCAGTTTATTAAGCAGGAAGTCATCTATTATCTACCTGCTTTATTTGAAAAATCGGACTGGGATGAGGAAAAAACACAATTGGAACTGGCCTTTAGTTATCCATCGCAACCTGATGAATTTGGCTTTCTACCAAGTGGTAAACTGGTCTATAATACTAAAACAAACCAATATCTTCAGCCTTGGCAAGTAGTATAAATGCAACTTTGGTTGCATTTATAATACAGCTTCAGCAAGTAGTATAACAGCTTAAGCAAGTAGTATAACAGCTTCAGCAAGTAGTATAACAGTTTCAGCGATTTTTTAGATTAGACGCAAGGTTTTATAAAACAGTGTAGCCCTAGATAGTTCACGTAAAGTTAACCACCACCTTTCAGTATTTTGTACAGCGATAGGTTGTCGTAAATGTATTTCCAATGCAAGATTATCTTCATCGACAAATGGCAATATATTCTTAAAACGTTCTGAAACAAGATAATTCACCATTTGATTCACTATAAACCATTTTTCATTCGTGTTCAACTGACCCATTTTGCGTTGAAAGTTTAAATAAGTGGCAGCATTTTTCATTTTATTTTATATTCTGAAAAATACTTGATATCAAATTTTATACTACATATAGTTTTATCAGAGACGTTAGAAGGTCTTTGTAAGTGCCGACCATGAGTTGGGAAAATCGCGCTGAACCAGTTCACAAACGGCCCGTGCATAATCCTGAATCTCCTTCTGAGCATGACTATCCATACGTAGACCGCATAGACGGGCATAGGCTGCCAGTGACCCAGTCTCAATAAACTCCGTGTACATGCTCTGGGGTAGCACGGCGCGGGCCTGCTCTGGCGCAACATTGGCCTCCAGAAGCGCCTTATACGTCTTTAGCGAAACATCAACGGAAGCCTTATATGCGTCGAGCATTTCGGCATTTAGCGCAATAGCCGTCTCCTTTGACCCCTGCTTCAGATTCGCGTCGCGCTCCCGTAGCTCATCAGGAATCCACATAACCGGCTCTGAATCTACGTAGCGACGGCTAATCTCATTACGGGCAAAACCGACTGTATGACGAAACCACTCCCGTGCCACAAAGAGTGGCATGCGTAGGCGAAAACGGAGCTGAGGATGAAAGAAGGGACTGTTGTGGTCATTACGTGCGAGATAGTTAATCAAGCCAACGTCCTTCTGTGTTAGCTCTAGTGACTCCTTATCAAAGGATACACGCGCAGCATTCACCACCGTTAGGTCAGAGCCAAAGGTCTCCATGAGCTCCACAAAACCATCATTACCTAGTGCCTTCTTTGAATGTTCAAGACTATTTGCTGACATTTTTCTTTCTAAATCTATATAATAAAGAGGTGTTCATTTTTATAACAAAAAACCACTTAACAAGAAATTAACAGGACACCTTATAGAATATGCCCGAAGTTACACCAAAAGTTATCAACTTCAATCCCGCCGTTCTTGTAACAGGTCTTCCCAACTGGTCCTACGTTAGTGGACCCACTTATGTCGGCCCTAATAGTATCAATCTTCTTTTTCCCTTCAATCTATCAAACGGTGTTTTGGAGCTCAATTTAGTCAACAACTTTACCCTAACAAATGGTGTTCCTCAGATGATGGGTTCAACGGTTGCCCTATCAGGTATTTCAAAGAATGCCACATCTATCGGTCCGAACCTAAGAGCCTACATCAAGAACTGTAACTGGGGTGCGCACACGATTTCAGATGCCTCAAGCATCAGTGTTTATACACCTGCCACAATGACAAAGGTCCAGCAACTTGATGAGACTTTTATCGGTCACATGAGTGCTGTTCCCTACACAGTCACCAGTAATGCGCCACCCAGAAATTTTGCCCTGCAATTTACCGGTTATGGTGTAACATACGCCTTCCTAACACCTCTTGTACTCAAGGCGACTGATAGCAATGGCCACCACTTCTATATTACCTTAGTCAGTTCTTGGGATAATGCCACAAATCCTTAGTGCTAAGAGTAAAGAATATATTTTAAAAATCATGAATTTCTAATTTTAGAAAATCATGATTTAATCAAAATAAAGCGCACTAATAATATTTTTTGATAAGTTTATAAATATCGGCCATAACCGCCTTATTTTCCTCACGTTTAATAATCTTAAACGTCGAAAGATGTGCAAACCCAATTACCAAACAACGTAGTCCATCTTTTATCAAAATACTGACATGCGGTCCATCCCAGGCTCTTTCAGTTCGTTCTTCTGATAATTTTGACCAACCGGCTTCATTTAATAATAAAATCATGTTTTCATACGTGTCATAACCATTTGCAACAATGATTTTTGGACTGTTTTCAGCAAATAATTGCTTCCAAATGGCCTTGGAATTCGCAATATGAGCCTTTTTCGCAGCCATTTCGGGCCATCGTGGTGAGCGATAAAAAACATAATTTGAAATTAGCCAATTTTCACTCATGAATCGAATCCATTCATTGTGTCCCAGATGGTCCGCCATTTGCTGGAAAAAATAAATAACCTGTTGTTGCAGTGGATTGTAACCCTTGCCGGTCTTGTTCCATTTTTCATGAACATATGCGTTATCCTCTTCAACGTATAAATCGGACACGTCGTCGACCGTGCCTCCTGGGTTGAGACCTACAAAAATATAGGGACTAGATATACTTTTTGGTTCAGTATAAAGAAAACGATAGGAACCGGGCAATGATTCAATTTGTACTTTGATTTCTTGAAGGCGCTCACTCATATATCTAATCTTTACACGCAGATTTTAAACCCGTGTTCTTTCATCATGTAAAAGATTCTCAATGATTACCCATTCATGCTGTTTTCTATAACTGTCACGTTTTATTTGTGTCTGTAATTTTCGGAAATTCCATCCAGATTCTACAAACCATATAAATTCGTTGATTTTATCTTTTTCCAATCCAGTTTTCTTGCTAATTTTGTCTGAAATAAATGGAAAAGGAATAAAATCAATGGCACTATCAAGAATTTCTAATCCTTCATTAAATTCACAATCAAGGTCGCCGAAATCTGTGTTCACGATTTCTTCAGGATGTGTCATATAAAATGATATTGCCGAACTTAACATCTCCATATCGCCCTTCATACCACCGTATTTCTGTCTATAAAACAGTCCAAGAAGTATATCGTGAGCCTGCAGGTCCTGAAGAGATTCATGATTCAGTTCAGTCTCTTTACATCTATAGCTGTGGTCAAATGTCTGAATACAATTACAAAGAGTATTTACAATCTGTAAAAGAAGAAAGATATCAACGCTATTTATAAAATAATGCTTGTCAGTCATCATGAACCAAATTAATACAGGATAGGTGTTCATGATACATACGTCTTCAATACAAATAATAGTTAGTCGACGCACGAATTCATTTGGTTCTTTTTGTAACATAGCTAAAGCTGTACTCATAGCCACTATGTTTTTACCTTGCCTTACAGCCTTTTGTAAATTAGATTTCAAAAGGGGCATTTTAGCTTCAGTTTGAATAGTTGGAAAATCGTATTTTGTACTAAAGTCGAAATTTCGTAGATAAAGATTGATACCAAGCTTTTTCACAATAAATTCATCTTTGGTCCCTGGTTCTGTTTCAAAACTAGCTTTTGATTTGACTGGGTCGTAAATGAAACAACGCTTGTGTTTAGTATTGTATTCTGTCCTAATGCTGAAGAATTGATTAAGTTTAGTCTGCATAGATGTTCATTGATAAACTATATTAAAAATATGTGTTATCATTTTTATAATGACTGATTGTATGTGGTAATAATACACTTTCGTTATAGCATACTAAAAAACATTGATATCCATTATATATTATAGTGTATATTTATTTAAATAGTTATCAGTTTAATCAATCTCCTCAGCAACTGGAGCAGGCGCAGGTGCCATTGGGTCCTTCATCTTGTAGGACATGCCACCAGGTACACCAGGAATATCAATAGGTGTGCCACTGTTGGGGTCTACGTTGGGTGGTAGTTCAGGGCCTGGACCACCAGCGGAAGGACCAGCAACGGATGAGAAGATGGGTGAAATCACGCCCTCCCACTCCTTCTGCTTGGCACTCACATCATCCTTGGACGCATCCTTGTTCTCCTCTAGCCAGGCAAGACCGTCCTTGATGACCGTAGATACCTTCTCATAGTTCTCTTCACCTAGTGAGGCCTTGAACTTCTCCTCCTCCGCGGATGAGCGACTGCGGTAAAGATAGGCCTCCGCCTGATTGCGCGCCTCCACGCGCTCCATGACAGCCTTGTCCTCATCCGCATACTTGGCAGCCTCCTCTACCATGCGCTCAATGTCCTCCTTGGAGCGCTGGTTGTCACTCTTAATCGTAATCTTGTTGCTCTTACCCGTGCTCTTCTCAGCAGCCGAAACATTAAGAATACCGTTGGCATCTACATCGTAGGTAATCTCAATCTGGGGTACGCCACGGGGCATGGGAGGAATACCCGTAAGGTCGAACTCACCAAGCTTGTCACAGTCCTTCGTCATGGCACGCTCACCCTGGAAGACAACAATGCGAACCTGGGGCTGATTGTCGCTGTACGTACTGAAGGTCTGCGTCTTCTTCGTTGGGATGGTCGTATTACGCTTGATAAGAGGCGTCATGATACCACCCGCCGTCTCTAGACCAAGACTGAGTGGCGTAACATCAAGAAGTACAATGTCATTGACCTTGCTACTATCAACACCGCTGAGAACGGCACCCTGAACCGCAGCACCATAGGCTACGGCCTCATCAGGGTTGATGCTCTGGCTGAGCTCCTTACCATTGAAGAACTCCTTTAGCAACTGCTGAACACGGGGAATACGTGATGAACCACCAACAAGAACAATGTCATCTACATCCGCCTTTGAGTACTTGGAATCACGCATCACCTGCTCTACAGGCGTGATACACTTCTTGAAGAGGTGGTCGCACAGCTGCTCGAACTTGGCACGCGTAAGGGGAATGTTAAGGTCGTGACCATCGGCCAGACTGTCCACCTCTACCGTCGCCTGCGTTGATGTGGAAAGCGTGCGCTTGGCCTTCTCTACAACATTGCGAAGACGACGAAGAGCACGCTGATTCCCCTTGATATCAACCTTCGTCTTACGCTTGAATTCATCAGCAGCCCAGTCAACAAGGATGGAGTCAAAGTCCTCACCGCCAAGATGCGTGTCACCCGCTGTCGCCTTAACCTCAAAGACGCCGTCATCCATCGTAAGGAGACTTACATCAAACGTACCACCACCCAAATCAAAGATAAGCACCTTGCGCTCACCCCCCGACTTCTTGTCAAGACCATAGGCAAGCGCCGCCGCCGTGGGCTCGTTGATGATACGCATGATATTGAGACCGGCAATGCGACCGGCATCCTTCGTAGCCTGGCGCTGAGCGTCATTGAAGTAAGCAGGTACCGTTACAACAGCATCCTTTACAGACACACCAAGGTAGGACTCGGCAACTGAGCGCATCTTCTGTAGAACCATGGCGGAAATCTCCTCAGGATAGAACTCCTTCGTCTCACCCTTTGATGTAACTACAATCTTAGGGCGGTTCTTGCCATCATCCTTGACCACGTAAGGATAACTCTTAATCTCCTTCTGAACAACAGGGTCGTCAAAGGGACGCCCGATAATACGCTTAGCGTCAAAGACCGTGTTGGCCGTGTTTGACGCAGCCACAGACTTAGCAGCCTCACCAACAAGGCGCTCATCGTCCGTAAAGGCCACCCAAGAAGGAACCGTGCGATTACCCGTATCACTCGCAATGATTTCTACACGGTCATTCTGCCATACACCTACACATGAGAACGTCGTACCAAGATCGATGCCGATTACTGGACCAGATGCCTTTTCCGCCATTTTTTATACTTATCCGTAAAAGCTCCCAGTGATGCTTCAAATTTTGAGCCTTTTACCAAGAAAAATCGCCATTATTTTTAAGTATTTATAGAATTTTGCTCACTTCTAATACCAAAGTTAAGTAATCCCCTGATTACTTAACTTCGGTAAGGTAGTAACCATGTCAAATATGATTTTAAAAAGGTTATATTATATTATAATATGCCCGAGTTTGATGAAGTAGCAAATAAAAACGCATATGAAAATTGCTCTATTGAAAAAAATAAGTTATTAGATGATATAAAACAAATCGTGATTGATTCAAAAGGTTCATTAGAAGGTAATTCTTTCTATGTTCATGAATCACTAAATCTCTATTCTGATTTATATACGAAACAACTAAATCTTTTCTGGTGTGGAAAACAGGCATTGACAAAAATATGCGAAATAGGATTTAATGCAGGTCATTCGTCTATGTTAATGCTATTAGGAAGAGATAAAACCCCGTTGGATTTTACGATTTTTGATATAGGTCATCATCCTTATACAAAGCCATGTCTAAATTATATTCAGTCACAGTTTCAACATGTTAACTTTACATATATAGAAGGTGATTCAACTTCAACTATGCCTAAATGGATTGAGGTGAATCATGCATATTTAGGTCTATATGATGTAGTTCATGTTGATGGGGGGCATTCTGAACATTGTATTTCCAATGATTTGAAAAATGCAGATATTCTTGTGAAGAACGGTGGAATAATTATTATTGACGATACTAATATGTGGCATATTAATAATTACGTTAATTTATATATATCCAATGGAAAATACAGAGAAATGGATGTATTAAGGACCGAAGGATACCCTCATAGAATTATACAGAAAATATAAATCCCAGCAAGTTCGGTTAAAATACAGTAATTAAAATATAAATCCAAACTAGATAAATGTCCTGCCCTTATGCAAATCTACTAGGTACACCAGGTCAAGGTGTACATGAAAAACGCATTTTCGGATTTGCCCTAAATGATACGCTGATGACAATAGCAGGCGCCTTTATATTTTCCTTTCTTTTCAACATATCTTTCCTAAAAACTCTTATAGGACTTTTTGTACTTGGGGAAATATTACATTATGCCTTTGGTACCCAAACAGCTTTCTTAACCTTTATAGGAATTAAGGCCTGTAAAGAAAAATAAAGCCTTTCTATTAAGGGGTGTAATGAAATACAATATAAAAATAAGGGTCCCCCCAGAAATCAATGGAAGTTCAGCTGGTGAATATAGTTATGAAGAACAAACTGATGATTTGGCAGATAGTATTCTACGTATTGAATTTAATATTGCTTCAACCATTGAAAAATTACAAATAGCCGAATCACCAGAGTTTTTTAAGCAGACTGGATTTAATAGACCCGTAATAAGACAGAAAGTAAAAGAATTAACAGTGATTCTGAAATCATTACTGTACATTAAAGAAATTCTATCAAGGAAAATTATAGAATTGACACAACACACAAAAACATAAGGCATAACACTCGTAATTTTAAAATCACAAAGTATTATAAGGATGACAATTATTAATGGTATTGAGATTGATTTTATCAAAATTAACATTGATGAAAACCGTCAGGCCATCATGAATAATGAACCGTTAAGTGATAAACTTCACGTAATTGCGGTGATTTCAAATCCTTGCCAGTTTGCCCGGCGCTATATTTTAGCACGTGAATTTATTATGCGTACGGAACTGGAAACGAATATAATTTTGTACGTTGTTGAATTGGCTTACGGAAATCAAGAATTTTATGTTACTGAAAAACACAACAAACGCCATTTACAATTACGCGCTCAGGTTCCCTTATGGCACAAGGAAAATATGATTAATATTGGCGTACGAAAGCTTTTACCGAAAACATGGAAGGCCTTTGCCTGGATAGATGCTGATGTAGAATTCGAAAATCCATCATGGGCCTTAGACACACTCAAGGTTTTGAATGGGTGTAGAGATGTTGTCCAACTTTTCAGTCATGCTGTTGACATGGACAAATATCATAATGCAATGGGTATTTTTCCAAGTTTCGGATTTCAATATAGCAAGAAGAATGCATACGGCGGTACTGGTATTAATATGTGGCATCCTGGATTTGCCTGGGCTATGACTCGTAAGGCTTATGATAAATTGGGTGGACTTTATGATATGAGCATCTTGGGCGCAGGAGACCATAATATGTGTTTTTCATATATAGGAAAGGGTGAAAAAAGTCTAAATATCGATACAACCGAAGACTATAAACAATCAGTCATAGAGTTTGAATCTAAGGCCAAACAATTACGTTTAGGTTACGTTCCAGGAGTAATTCGTCACTATTTTCACGGTGCTAAGAAAAATCGTAAATACCAGGAACGTTGGCGTATCTTAGTTGATAACAACTATAGCCCATCTTTACATATCACTACAAATAAGGATGGTCTTTTAATACCTACCAAAGACTGCCCCAAGCCAATGTTAGATAGTATACTGGATTATTTCAAGGAGCGCAATGAAGATGAAGGATATGCCTCAGCATAAAAATATTTATTTTAAAATTTTATATTCATACTGTCAAATACTTATGTATTTGACAGTAGTGAAGTGTTTAACTTCAATATGAAGCGTTAAAATCGTGCTCAAATTTTGACCACCGTAAATCCTTCATCTTCCGTCGGTTCTTCAAATCGCTTTCTATAGACATAGTACACCACATCAGGTATCTTATGTACTCCGGTTTCTAAAGCCCTTTGTTTGTTACGCTCCATAGCTACATCAATGGACGTTTGAACCCAGAAAACACGAACTGGTAAACCTTGCTCCTTGGCAAAATTTACGAATTCAGCACGTTTAGTCTTAGTTCCAGCAGTAGAATCAAAGACGACCGATTCATTAGCAATATGTTTTTTGGCATCCTTAATCATTGCAGATACCGTTTTAAGTTTGTCACCATCAACCACATGATAACCTAGCCCTTTAGCAATAGTACTTTTTCCGGACGCTGGATAGCCCACCATAATGATAACCTCCTTCGAAGCCACAGCCTTTGCTGATTTAGGTAAAGATACAGGTTTATCCATCACAAAGACCTCCTCTGGTACAACAAATTTCACGTTCAATGCCTTGGCAAATTCCAGGTCCTTGTCTGACCAGTCAACAGGTCGTCCGGCTGCATCACCACAATAGAATGCCTTTTCACTCTTGAATTTAGGATAGGCCGTCTTAAATAATCCAGTTTCAGGTTTCTGTGTTTTTACACCAACAATTACCTTGTTTACAACTCCTAAATCCTCGATTACAGCACGAATTTGGTCAATTTTCCAGAGTTTGGACTGGTCAGTCACAATCACGATTTGATGGTCCTTGGCAAATTCACGAATTACACCTGGTACAGATTCACGAATATATTGCCAATCGCCGACATCCTTGGGAAACTTACGCCCTTCCTTGGGTTTAACCAAGGTCCAGTCAAAATCGAAAATTGCCAATTTTGTACGACGGGAAGCTTTTACTTCCAAAATTAAATCATCCATTCTATTTATGATTTGTAAAAATAAAACACTTGTGCTCATTTTTAATCATACGTTAGCGTTAATACTTATAAAATTGAGTAATTAGTAAATTAATCAATTTCATAAAACATGGATACAACACCTTTAGTTAAAAACAAACCCAAGATAGAGTTCACTTGTAAATGTGGTTCCAATTACAGTAAGTCTAAAAGAGCCTTAAATATAAGTGGACCTTTCTGTAAAGATTGTACACAACGTAATATAGCAATTAAAAAGATACAGAATAAAATTGCTATTAACAATGAGTTACTTAAAAAACAAAATACACAATAGATAACATTAACTTTTGTATGAGACGTTAGGTGTCATAAGCACCGAATAAGGCAGCCAAAGATATAGGCCATGAAAAGAAGATAGGAATCCAGAAAAGGGGTACATATGACCATAATTGATTAGACCATTTACCTTTCATTGCTCTCATGATAAACATACCTAGACCTCCTGTCCAAGAAATTAAAAAAGCAAAAAATAGATTCCACCAAAAGCTGGCATAGGGTCCAGCCATTTGTACTTAATATGTACTGATATAATATTTAGTTTCGGGAATAATTATCATACTTTACGACCAATCGATTAGAATACTCTTTTTAAGAAGGTTCTTAAATAAAGGAGCCTTTTCCATAGTTTCGTGATATGAAATCTTGCAATCAGGAAACCTCTGTTGGAAAGCGATGACTAAATCGTCATGAGTAATTGATGGCGATATACTACCAATTTCAAACGTATATGAGGTTCTTCCAGTAGCAGCAACATTCAGTAAATATTGAATAAATCCTCTGATAATCATATCAATAAGCTTTTGCTTATTTCGTTCTGGCATCGTTTGAAGAAACGAACGACTAAAGGTTTGTGTTTCCATTTTGATAATATTTAACTGTTATCAAGATGTTCAATTTTTAATATTCAACTGAAAAAAGTACAAGATGCAAAGTTGACTCTTTCTGGATATTATAATCAGCTAATGTTCTACCATCTTCTAGCTGTTTTCCGGCAAAGATAAGACGTTGCTGGTCCGGAGGTATACCCTCCTTATCCTGAATCTTAGACTTTACACCATCAATTGTATCACTGGGTTCAACATCAAGTGTTATGGTCTTGCCAGTTAACGTCTTAACAAAGATTTGCATTACTTATAATATGTATCAATAAAACTCTTTTAAGTTACTTTAAACAGGTCCTTATCGGATGGCTTAACACGCTCTAAAATACATAATTCGGAAAATTCCTTGGCTTGTACCCAATCTTTATTACCAGAAAGAAATTTGGCGACACCATCTTTCATATTCATGCGCGCTGATGCCTCATCCATGTGAAGTTCTTTTGCAACTGAACTCATATCAAAACCCTTCAGTTCCCCCTCTGATTTGTCACCAAAACTGACCATACCCATAACCATAATGTATTTATGAACATAAGGAGCCATACGATTTAAATCATGAAATACAGCTCCACCAGAATGAAAACAATCCCAAAAAAGTCCATCGATTTCATGAATTGGATATTGAGAACTGTGACCCTTCCAAAATTGGAAGGATATATTATTAGCTAAAGCAAGCTGCTCTATTTTCGAAATTGAATCATCATGTATGAGGTCAACACAAACAAAGCGTGGTCTAAATTTACTTCGCGTTCGACCAAGGTCTAAACCTCCAAGGGTCAGAATTCCTGAAATTGCACCACGGCTACCAAATTCTAGGAATGTAGAGCATTTTGATGTATAAGAATCCATAATGTTTCTTATCTCTATAGCTACATCGGTTTTCATCATACTGTTAATTAAATCCTTGAGCGATACCATTATGAAATAATATCATGAAACCTTTAGACCTAAATTTTTCATGATTTACTGTATTTGTTATTTATTTTTTAACCACAACCCCCATGTTGGCTTCGACAGTTTTATTCTGTGCATCTGTATCGTTTACAAATGATTTTGCAGAGTTAATTATACTCGTCTGATTTTTTGTCGTATTAACATATTTCATCATCTTCTTGTTCAAACCATTGTATAGAGCTTCGGTCTGTTTATATTTGTCCTCCAAATTACTAATTCGAATTCCTGGGTCATTGGCTGGATTATTAAGGTCAACAGATGTTTTAGCAGGTTTCTTAAAATTAAAAACCAAGGAGTCACCATTTTCGTCGTCTGGACCAGAAACAAATCCTTCTATTACCTTAGCAACGGCATCTCCAGCTTGTTTCAGATATTTATCATTGTATTCAAGGGTTGTGTAAAAGGTTTGTAATCGGTTTATGGAGAATTCTTTCTGAACGCCTTGTATTAAACCATTTATTTGAGCTAGATTCGATTCGGTATCACTTATTTGTTGATTTAAAGAGTCGCGTATTGTTGCTAATTTTGCTGTTTCTTCATCTGTCATTGATTTCGAGCTACTTGCAAAACATTCTAAAAGGGGAACATTATCATGATTTTGGACAAAGATATTTTTTAGATTAAGTACATATTTTGCTGAATCTGCTTTTCGTTTAGTTGCCCGTTGTTGTTGAACATCTGCAGGATAGGTCTGTTCATCGGGTCCAACATTTGATGCGTAATTACCAGCTAGACTTTCATCGATTTGTTTAGTAACATAACAAATGTCATTATTTAATCCGCTGAATCCACTTGTTAAATCATCAATCTTAGGACCTAAGCTATCAATATTATTTTGTATCTTATCACAGCGCTTAGATAAAGAAGCAAAGTAGGCCTGACTATCCTGAAATTCTGATGACGATGATGCAAAACCTTCCTGGACCATGGTACGCTGGTGATTTCCACAACCGCATATTAAAAGCGCGTAAATGTATTTACATATATAGTACATCGTGTAGAACACAATAATTATTACCAGAACTTGTACAAATAATTTAGAATAATCTATTTTAGCAGGCCTAAGATTCTTAGCCATCCCTAACGTCTTATACTAAAATTATTTGACATGGTTATGAGACCATACTCGGGAAACTTATCACAATCTAGTAGGATGTCATCGTTGTCACTCAAGAAACTAAAACAAAAACTAAGCTATTCTCCAAATTTATTGATTAGCCAACAAACCGTCGTACCTGCATGTCAATCACCTAGTTTTTCAGCAAATAAACAAACTCCAAAAGAGTCTTCCCGTATGACAAGTGAAAGCGTAGCATGCGGATTTACCATTGTGAACGGTGTTCAAGTTCCAATTACAAGCACTACACTTATCCCAATAATAGTACAAACTGTTCCTGCATCCACAACTACCGCACAACGTATTGAAGCAACTCTTTTAGCTGAAACAGACCCAACAAAGACCGACTTGCGCTTTCTAGAATACTTCCCACCACCTGTACCTCCGCCACAATTCTTACAGCCTGGTTTTGTTAAATACAAATATAGTTATGAGCCTGTTACACCTCAAAGACCATGTATCGGATATAGAAGTATAGAGCCTTGAATTAAAAATATTATGATTATGTAAACATGCCAGTTAATTGTGTCGGTATTCGCGATGCCTCATTAACAACTCTTTTTAGACGCCAGGTTGCCTTAGCTGCGTTCCGTAATAACAATGTATATCCAGGTGGATTTCCTAATGGAAATGCCTTTGTTCCCGAACAGTTCAGAAATACTGTTTCAGCCGAGGTTCCACTAGATGCTAAGCAGGGTGAATGCCGTCAGGGTTGCAATCCCAACTATAATGATTTAATTAATGGTTACGGCTTCCGGGCTCCAGCTAATACTAGTAATGTACAGTAAATCTGATATTATTTTTAAAAATACTTTTATGAAATGTATTCTTAACAAAAGCAATCCCGGAAACCAGTCAAATACTTAAATTTGGCATGAGACGTTATAAAGTTCTACTTACGATTGGGATTAAGGGATGAACGACACATCCAGAAGGTGACCATGGAGGTAATAGACTGGACACCTAGGGCAAAGACATAGACAGATAGAAGAGGAATCGCATTCTTCTTTTGGAGTTCAGTAAACATAGTTATGATTGTTACAAGTGTAAGAACTGCAGTGAACGCACTAACCGCACTAGCCAAGAAAAAGTACCAGCACCAACTAAAAGCCCAACCGGGAACGATTTCAAGTGATGACATTTATATTATAGGCACATATTTTATTTATCAAAAATAAAAATAGATAGATGACGTATTATATTTTATTTTTGTAAGGCTATTTTATTATATATTATGTGGGTATTGTCTTTTACTTGACAACCTTCTTTACAACCTTCTTGACTGGTGCAGCAGTTGCCTTCTTGGGGACAGCAGGAGCCTCTACGACCTCCTCCTCCTCATCCTCATCCTGCTCTACAGCTGGCTGCTGGCGGGCCTTTGAAGGAAGGACTGCCTCCATGACATCCTCCTCATCTGCCTCCTCATCCTCAACAGGAGCAGCTACTGGCTTACGCTGAGCAGGGCGACGGGCTACTGGTGCTGAATCCTCATCATCCTGGATGGCACAACCACGACCAAGGCCATATGACGGGACAGCGTCCATCTTGACCTGAACGGCCTTCCATGAGGCACCGTACTTCGTGCCAGCAAACCAGAGACCGACACACTTGAGAAGGAAGGTGGCAGAAGCACCCTTCACTAGGAGCTCCTCTACCGTTACACCCTCATAAGGGCGCTTCTCCGAATCATAGAAGAGTGTCTCAAAGACACCGTTCTTCTTGGGGAGCTTGACCTTGAGCGTCGGTGGGTAAGGCTTGGGCTTACCCTCACGGTCGGTACTGACCTTGATAGAAGGCGTGTAGAAGGCCTTGATGACCTCACGACTGGCACCAGGCATCTTGAACCACGTCTGAGCGTTCTCAAGACCGGCCTGTACAAGGCGCTCATCAAAAGCTACGAGCATGTCATAGAACGCCTTAATACGCGGATTCTCCTCTGAGCCACGGAAGCTTACATCTACTGAATAAGTGGTGGGACCCGCCTTGTCATATACATTAAGCCCATATGGAAGAACCATGGAGGGCGTCTGGGTCATAAGCTGGCGCTCATTGTAATCCACTGATACGAACTTGGCGCCAGAGTCAAGGACCTTGGGGGCGCGGAACGAAAGATTGGATACGTCAAAGCTTGCGGGTGATACGATATTTGAGCTCATTTCTTGTTATAAACCTTTTTTTGACTACTTGATTACCTGATAAACCAGACGTCAATTTTTGATACAATTTACGCAAAAGTGTATACATATACCGTCAAATACTTAAGATAAGAACACCCTTTAGTGTGTTCTTATCTTAAGTGTTTGACATGGTTACTATCATACCGAAGTTAAGTACTCCCCAGCTGGGGAGTACTTAACTTCGGTATGAGACGTTAATATAATATTTAATATTTTGTATTATATATTATATAATAAAATTAATAACTAATTGAATATTTCTTTATTGGCCTTGGTCTTGGTTTTGGCCTGACGCAGGACCCAAAGGCGGTCCAGTTAAAAGAAGGGTCTCATTCAGGGCACCAGGAAGGAGTAATTGATTCAGAAAAAAGTTTGGTATATTTATTTCATTTAACATCAGATTATTACCAAAGATAGAGTTTATAGCATTGAGGGCATGTTCATCACCGTCCTCATTAAATACACGATAGCGACTGTATATACCTGGTGTAGCCGATTCATATAGCCATGGATATGTTTCCTTACATTGTTTATTGACCAAGGTAAGGGCAGTCACTACATACATAGCACCCAATGTTCTATCAGATTTATCAACTGCTGCACTGATAAACATACGAATAATATCTAGATTTATTTTTCTCAAGCTATCTAGTGATTTTACTGCAACAATTTCACGGACTGGATATTTGAAGGGGTGTGCAGGTGGGGGAATAATGATTTTTTTCATCTCTGGACTTAGTTCAGCACGATGAAACCAAATATCAAAAAGTTCAACATAAAAACAGCGCAGATTATCCACTGATAATTTTACAAACCAATCAGGATTGGTGTAGTAATTCAATTCGTCAATCTTTTGAAAAAGGTCAGTGACCTTGAGCTTGAAACGCTGGTCAGGACTTTCAGGTATAATAGGAGCCCAGCGCGTGTCTACCCCTTTCAAGCGCGACCATCTTATAAAGCGTTTGGCCTTATCTAAATTCTCCATAGAAAAGGGCGCGCGCGTATAAGGATTTTCAGGTGCCTCATTTTTCTCCAAGAGTGTAGCCAATGACCGTATATCAAAGGCATAAACTGTCTTATCATTTTCTACGAAAGAAAATACGTGTTCACCACTGAGTGTTACAATATCCTCCATGGAATAAAAATCTGTGGCATTGGTTGCTAGTTCACGGGTCCACTTGGCAGGTCCCTGCCTTCTATAAAGCTGTAATCGTCCATAAAATCGCCACCACTTCTGTATCTTTTTGACTTGTGAGCTAGTGTCCATCGGTATAACTATATTATTTACATCTGTTTCGTCAATGGACAGTTTAGCACGTGATTTGAAAGGAGTAGGATGTTTGAAGTGTAACCCACAATATTCACCATGAACAGCAGGATTATGACAACGTTGGTCGGGATGGCGTTTTGACCGGATATTTTTGCAGGAAGGTGGCTCCATAAGTTCCTACTCTTAACAATGTATTTATATCGTTTGCCCACATGACTTTTTCACTTTTATGTCATAAAAAGTCAATCAATGGGTCCAAATTACTGTATTTTAAACAAAAAAGTATCAAAAATTGACATCAAGTCGACCAGTAATACCTTTAGCATAGTGCGTTAAAAAGCCACTCAAAAAAGCCCGGTAACAAGTATAAAATGAGCTCATCCACTGTATCTAAGTCATCAAAGAAGACCGCCCCCGCCGCTCCCGTTGCCGCCGCCACTCCCGCCAAGAAGGAGACGGTCGCCCCTGCTACGTCAGGCCGCAAGTCAGCTGCCTCCTCAGCCACGCCCGCGCCCGTTGTAGCTGCCACGCCTGTAGTTGTCGCCGCTGAGGAGCCTGAGGCCGAGCTCAACCTTGTCGCCGAGTTCAACTCACAGGTCTCCAAGGTCAATGAGCTCCGCAACACGCTCGGCTCAGTCCTTGCCGACATGAAGAAGCTCGAGAAGCGCCTTGCCCGCGAGATCAAGAAGGCCGGCCGCCGCCGCCGCGCCCGCGCCCCTCAGGTCGATGAGGCGGGCAACCCCCTTCCCAAGAAGCCCTCTGTCTTCACGAAGCCCCAGAAGATTACGGATGCGCTCTGTGTCTTCCTTGGCAAGCCCAAGGGCACGGAGATGAGCCGCTCAGATGTCACGCGTGGCATCATGGACTACGTCAAGAAGAACGGCCTCAACGCCAAGCAGGTCATCAACCCTGACGCCGCGCTTCGTAAGCTCCTTTCAGTCACGGAGGCCGAGAATGTCACCATCCTCAACCTCCAGCGCTACCTCAAGGGTCACTACGTCAAGGCGCCTGTCGCGTAAAGGAGCTGGGTCCGACGAAAGGACCAACAGGACAAAAACAAAAGAAAACACATAAAAAACTCATAAAAGAAAATACAAAAATTCGTTAAAGGTGTGTCTATATCTTATCAATGATAGGAAATAGATGCCCCTTAGCTCAGCTGGTTAGAGCATTTGGCTGTTAGCCAACTATTCACCGGAAGGTCGTCGGTTCGATCCCGACAGGGGCAGAATATCTTTTATTAGAATGTTATACATTCTAATATAAGGTCCTGTAACTCAGTTGGTAGAGTGAAGCCGAATGTGGCTCTCTTGTTAGTCTTATGAGTACCAATGTGTACATAATCTAGCTGAACGTCGAGGGTTCGATCCCCTCCTGGACCATCTTTTTTTGTTAATTTCACATTTTTAATTAACAAAAAATTCAAAACCCAAACTCAACTTTCTAACGCCGAAAAGTTCAACGACCTTATCAATCTGGGTAATCATGCTTACATTTTTTTCTATTTTTTGATTTTTCACAGTATATTTCCAAAATGAAAACATACTTTACATTCATTACACATCAACCTATTGAACAAGTCCCTTAACCTTTTCAGCCACATTATCAATTGCCTTAGCCAAGGCAAAATCCTTGAGAGAAATCCCATCTACCTCCACCGTGCGAATCGTGATAGCGACGTTTAAATGACTATTCACAATTTTTGGATAATGACTTGCCAAAAGCGCTTCCTCAGAAACCAAATTTACAAAAATAATCGCCTTGCGATAATCCGTAAATGTGAATTCGCGGCGCAAATGAGGACGTTTCATTAAAACACCAGACCAGTACGGAAATTCACGAAGTCGCGCAATGAGTTCACGACCGTAGAGTTTACGTGTATTGTCATATTGTGATAGACGTTGGTCCAAAATTATCATATCAGTAGCAGACTTCTTCTTTACAAGTCCAGTAAAAAATTTGTGGACACGCTGAAGGACTCCGTTTTCGGCGCGTTGAATAATAGGCTGAACAGGTATCAAAGGCATTTCTTCCACCTTTGCGTAAGCCAAAAAGCGCTTTTTAATCATCGGTTTTTCGTAAGGTACAATAGTACCAGGCGAAATTACATTATCAGCCTTATAACAAGAATACATCCTCTTACTATTAATAAACCAAAATTGTTTAAGTTGCGCAATTGTCACAAGTTACATCAACACTGTGAAAGCAAAACTGAGCAGCCGAATCAAAGACTAAGCTAGAAGAAGAAACACAAACATTAGTACAAGCACTATAGCAAGCAGCACAAAGACCGGAATGACCAACATAGCGTTGTTGTAAGGAATCTTTATAAGTAATTAAAAAAGCCTCCTTTCGACTAAGAAAAAGGCGTTCATACTCACGACGATAATACATCATATAAACGTCCAAAAACATATCCTTATGTTTTAAGGCCTCAGTTTTGGCATGTGTATCAGCCAAGATTGAAATTTCACGTGATAAGCCAGTATAAGTCTTGTCTAAAAAATCAGCACACAGTGGACAGCTCATAGACTGTCGCTTAACTAATCTACCTAGGGTAAAAAGTGCCACTAGCATAAATCCCTAATATAAATCTAGCATCAACGTCTTATACCGTTAGAATGGCCTGCCAATCAAACTCTGAATATAGCTTCTTAAATTCGTGGAGTGCATCAGGAACTGGTACAGTAGAACCACCAGTCCACTTAGCCCACTGACTAAGGTCCATCATGTCTTCGGGTACATCATCGTTACCACCAAGAATTCGCTTTGCCTTGAATAGCACGTCAATTTCGCCACAAAGTCGCGCCTTCACGTCCTTCTGTCGCCAGTTTGAAAAGGTGTGTCGCGCCCAAATCGCCTCAATGGGTTCCTTGTATTGAAGAGCTGTCAATGCTATTTTCCATGGTACAATTGGTAATCCAGGCGTGTAATCGGAACCCATAAGTACACACAGGTCCACAAAACGTGATTCATTTAAACCAAGACCGTCACGAATTACTACTGGGTCATAATCCTCCCATTGAGTCCAGAGATTCATGTTTTCAACCAAGGTCTGTCGTGGTGCCAAGAGTCGGCAACCACGCGCAATAAAATCATAATCGTGACTGACAATCGCATCTAGAACGCCACGCCGAAACCAATACGCTAGCAGTGTATCAGCTTCACAATTTGGCACAATAAACAATGTACCGGTAGCCTCCAAGAAGCGCTTGACTTCCTCTTTGATTCCATTTGTCAAAATTGGAAATCGTGATTCCAGTTCCCTAATCTGCACCAGGAGCAAATCGCGTCGCTCAGATACAGTTTCGTGTTCTAGTTGATTCTTAAGCTCGTAGCACTTATCAGTCGCAACCTTGCGTTCACTAAAACGCTTGTCATTGACCATATCCTTTTCACTTGGTGGCTTTCCATCAAATACATAAATCAAGTTGATTTTATGAGCCCTAAAATAAGCTATCTGTTGTGCTATAGCCTCCAGGGGCGCTTGTCCTTTGCTTAATGCGCGATAAAGAAAGCATGAAATATCGACTCCAATGCGCTTATTGAGCCAATGCGACCAATTCACAGACTTTACAGTCTCAGGAATGGTCTTCTTAATACAAATATGGAGTCCGCGGATTCCCATTGCGTTAGGTGTTTGGGACTTAATACACACAAACTTGTCATATCAAGTTTATGCGAATTATTACGAAATATATAATTGATTACGTAAAATACCTAACGGTAATGCCACCACCATTGTCCAGGGTTAAAATCTGTTATATTCTTGTAGTGTATATCTGGGGGCCCATTTATTCTTTGGTCTAGCAATATATGATTGCGCCCTTGGATCACGATTCTGTTGGAATACCTCATCTGGAATGCGAAAATAAGCAAACCCCTCCTTTTTATCACCATATAACGCATTCCAAACCAACTTGTGTGTTAAGTGGAAGATAACTGCAAAAACAAGACCATGAACCAAAGCCACAGTGTATTTGCTACCCTTTGGTGGCAAGCTAACCAAAATACCGGGAGTTAAAACAAAGAAAAGACCAGCAACAAACAAACTCATCAACAAATGGAACATTTTTATAATGTATTAATAAAATTTTCCAAGTCAGGATGTGTCATTCGCATAGATATTTCAACATGATGAGATGCCTTGTGGACATTAGATTGCTCTAAAAAGGTCTGTTTATGGGTTGACCACAGTGAACACCACATATCCGTATTTACACTTCCTGATAACCACGAAACAAGAAAATTGCCCATATCCAAAGCTAAAACTGCCTTCAATACATAGTAAGCAAAGACCGATGTATCCTCTGACCAAATATCTGGCTTACGTGCTAAGATAGCAAAGGCCTGGCTCTGTTGCCATGTAATCTGCTTTAGCCAGGTAATACCAGTAAAATCATTATTTGGTGAATGTATAATACACCAAAGCCATTCTGCATTAAGTTCTGTCGCTGCCTCAAAGAGCGCCTCAGTAATTTGTCCACCAAGAGACTGTTCTAGACATGTTTTAACTGTTGTACTAGGCATCACATCCCAATCAAAGGCGTGAATACATTCGTGAATTAATACGCGGTCCCATTCCTCTAATCGAAATATATAAACCTCAGGTATGCCGTGCCGAGCCCACCCTCCGTTCACTTCAGCCCGTGTAGGAAAGTGTCCAGCTTTCAATCGTCTATCGTTTGGTATGCGCCACCAGTTCACACAAAAACCGACAGGGGCGCCTAAATATCGTAAGATACGAAAGCAATGTTGAGCTTCTGTATTTAGCTGATTCTTATCATCTGATACATGTCCCCATAACAGCATAGTATAAGACCCGTCACTAAAACATAAACATTCGGTATCCTCGCGTAATATCCACATACTGATTGTCCCGTTATCCCACAACTGCTTCTGTAGCGACTGTAGTTCCTGTTGTTCGCTTTGAGACACGGGGCTTTGTAGCCTTTGGTTTACCGGTGGCCTTTGGCTTACTTGACTTTGTTTTATCATCTCCTGTAGATTCAATAATCGCGTTCCCAGAGTCAGCTGTGACTCGTTTTTTAGTTTTTCCAGTTCCTTTGGCGACGCTTTTCTTAGTTGTAGATGTGTTGTAGATGGCACTGTCATCCACTCCGTCTTCTCTAGGCTCCATATTGCCTGAAGTGCTGGTTCCATGAACCTCTACTGGTAGCGCTGATTCTAATTTTGTAAGAACCATATCCGATTCCAAATGTGCCGTACGCCAAAAGGCAATACAAATATCCAACAAGATTTTTTCCAATGAAATAGGGTTACGATAACTGGTATTGGGTTCGGCCGTCGCAATAGCAAAGATTGCGGCCTTAAACATGGGTGCCGTACAGTAGGAGTTCAAAAACGCCTTTTCAATGGCACAACTATATCCATCTAAAAATTCAATACCCGTTTGGCACATACCTAACAAATCATATACTCGTTCCCGTATCCATAAGGCTAGTAAAAGTGGTGGTGTTTCCACTTTCTTTTTAGCTGCTCGAATACAACCACGAATTATTTCAATGATTAAATCCTCATAACAATTGGCAATAATACGCGGATAGCTATTATTGTCCATACATGCCTTTCCCCACTTGGTTACAGCAAAAGCTCTGTCCATACGCCCATCAAAGGCTTCGTATGCTGATGCTATGCTAGGTATATCCTTCCAGGTTTCTGTCCACTGAGCTAAAGTCGGTACCGGTACACGCACACGTACAAATAAATCCTCTACCACAGAAAGTGCTCCTGTAATCTCACGCGCACACAGCCATATCATACCTGTACCACCTTCGGGACAAACACGCGTCTCCATAATCCAACGTAAACGAATAGCAGCAGCTAAACTCAAATTATGGGCGCGCCGTAAAAACACAATTTTACGTTTGTTCGTCTTGAGGCCGGAAAACACATCACCGGCTGAAAATAACATCGAAAGTACCTCAACTAGAATCTGTTTATCTTGCATAGACATATCGGGTATATCTATTTCAAAATGATAAGGACTGCAGTATACACGACATTCGTAATCATCATTAACCTTAAACATGCGTATATCCTTGGGATAGACGCTTGCCAAACTAACACCCAAGCCGTCAGCTAATTGTTGTCTAGCCATTGTAGTCTTACCTGTACCAGGTGGTCCAACATATAACCATGGAAATTGTAATTTTTCCATACCTTGAATTATAAAGGGGTTAAACCTTTACGCCCTATTTAATATAGAGTGGATGGAATTTGGAATTCCATGGCAAAATTGGAACATAAATGACATTCAATACGGATTATCACAGAGTAATACAAGAATAGAGGATGGACTTTTTGTACCTATATATTTTTCAGATAAGTATGTAAAGTGTCAAGCCTTTCATTTGTTATCACCTGAATTGACAATTCATGAAATGGAAACGGCAAATGATGGAATTTTTTTACATTTTAAAATTCCAAAGGATTCCGAATTTAGTCGAAAAATGCGGGAATTTGACCAACGAAATTTACATGAGGCAGAAGATTTTAAGGAAGGCTGGTGGCCAAAAAATAGAATTACGAATCCTATTTCATATAAAACGGCTCTTAAGACTCTACAAAACGGCGACCTAGAATGGCGTCTTCAAATTCCTGATTCTGGCATTTTTTCATGTTATGATACTCAAAGAAAGTCCTGGTATGCATCAAATGAATCTGGTTTAATGAAACGCAAATGGAAGATACTGGCACGTACTTCAGGTCTATGGATTAATCATAATTCATTCGGTATGGACTGGAAATTGATTGGCGCCTTTGTAGTATAATTACATAAAATACTCAAAATAGATAAATAGACAAAAGCAAATTACTATAGAAAACAGAAAACAGCAATGAGTACTTGCTGGTGTATGATATCGTCTTATAATTATGACAGATGACTGTCCTTCATAGTTTATTTTACAAATAGGGCAAAGATTAGGATTTACTAAGAACCAATGCTCCAAGCAATCGCTATGAACGAAAGGTTTACAGTCACAAGGAGCATCATATTTTATAACATCGGGTACATCAGAAAGACAAATAATACAATCATCCTTCATTTCAGTATAGGCCATTGTAGATAATCATTCAATATTGTTTTAGACCGTGAGACATAATACAAATTTATAAAAAATTTGTATTATGTGAACTATCAATCAAGAATTAAGTATTTGCAATAACATCGCGCAAGTTTGATATGGTTACAGTAGCAACTGATGCACCTATCAATATACCGGGAAGTACGAATAAGAAGGTTGTAGCTAGTAAGAATTGTAACAAATATTCTGGATTACGTGAGAAATAATACAAGGCCAGGCCGTAACTGAAGATAGAAACAGTTGCGGAAAAGGCTACAATCATGGACATTAATTTGGAATTATTGGATGTATCCTTGGGACTCAATGCGCCAAATGTTGTAATTAAAAGTGTAAACAACACAATATTTATGAGTACACCGATGAGATATACTGGGTTCATCCTATTGAATACATATATTCAAAAAAACAGCGTCAATAGCCTTTCATTATGTTCGGGGACCTCATGGGTATTTTATTAATAAGAGCGTGAGGTTGTCCTAGTTTCGTAGTAATAAATACAAACATTGTTATAAAAATTAATAAAGTGATAATAACAGGTACAAAAAAATTAAGCCAATAGATTGAGCTTAGCTCCTTTTTATTAGATGCCATATATCCCTATTATGGTCAGTTATTTAGTGGACGCCGATGCTATCAATGGTGCAAATGGTGCACATGCGGTGGCCTTTGCATCAACGACTAGAGGCATAATAGCTTCATTCTTAAACATATTGGGTATGTATCCACTAAATATGATTTGAACTATAAAATGAGATAGAAAAATAAAAATTATGATACCAAATATAATACCCACAATGGCTGCAAGCCAAGTTTCAATCTGTTTGGGTCGAATGCCATTTTTTGAACTTATAGGAACAGTTAATGAAGAATCTGCAGCAGAAGCGTTTAATTCATCATCTAGAGTCCCTGTTGATTCTCCGTGTAAATAAACAGCATCGTTTTTTACATCGGTTAGTGGGTTAATACGCTGGCATTGAAGAGCACGTGTTAAATAAATACCCTTATCTTGGTTTGTTTTTTCACTTACTTTCTGTTTATCAATTGTACTCTTGAGTTGAATGGTCGCAATAGAAGAGCTCATATTACGGGCCCGCTCCATAGTTGCTTCGTGTTGTGGTACTGGAGGCAATAGATTACTAGCGACTGCTGTAGAACGAATGCGTTTCGCATCGTTAGCAGAAATATAGGTCGTCTGTAAAATAAACCAGGTCAATGAGGATGTAGCTGATTGACACTGCGTTGCGACATAGGGTTTATCCGAATTACGATTTCGTAAATCAATACCCTTATACATAACAACACTTCCCTCAGAAATAATCTTTTCTAAACTTGATAGACGTACACTACCATTTTGGTTCGCCATTTCAGTAAAATATGGATTAGATTTACTGTCATCAATCGTAATAGGAATAGCGACAGCAATCTGTTTGAAGGGGTCAAATACATCTCGAAAATATAAATTCATTTCCAAATCATAGGTATCTGACGCCTTGAAATTCCGATGAGCACCCTTCTTCCAAATTATAGTATCAAAAAGAGCGTATTTAGTCGTATTATATATCAATTCAGCAAGAGGCGATTCGTCGACTGTGATACCATCAAGTCCAGCACGTGAAGAAAACATCTTCGTTCCAGTAACAGGGGCTGAAAATACAAGTGAACAGGATTCGCATACAGGCATATCGGCTAAAGCCATAGTTTTGGGAGGATAAAAAGGTGTTTCATCACAAGATAATCCAATTGCAGGATCTCTTAGACCTGGCATTCTCTTAATGGGTTGGTGTTAAATTCTTGGAGCAGAAAACACATTTGTACGAATTAAATTTTTACAAATATATATAAGTGACAAAATTAAGAAACATATGGAATATAACGGGGTAAATTATAACGATATGTTGTAGCAACAAAAGTTTGGCCTAAAAGAGGTACACTAATCGTCTCACCTGAGAAGATTTCGTCACAACCATTATCATCTTCACAATTTCTATTTTTATAAGACACAGGAACTTGAATAGGATTAATTCCATCACTACGTGTGTAATAATTATACCGGTCTCTTGCTACTGCAACTTTACGACCAAAAAGAGGTAACAAGGTTCTATTCGGTGTAGCTGACGTTGCTGTTCCACCAGGTGCAGCAAGTACACCAACTTGTTGAAATTGCTCAGGTAATCCCTGTGTAGGTATCTGAATCGGTATAACTGGAACACCGGGTGGGGGAATAAACCCGCGTGTATCGACTGGAGCACCATAATAACGTTCAGGGGGCGACGGTCTTTGCTTATTATATTCATGTTGCGTATCACGCATTTCAATCATAGGAACATTAAGTTGTTGCTCGACTCTGCGTTCATTACCACTACGTTCATTGCTACTATGTTCATTAGTACTAGATTCTATTACAGTAGGTTTAGCAAGACTTTTTAGGTCAACCGGTATGCTAGCACCCATTTTATGATGATAATAGACACCAGCAAACAAGGTGACTAAAACTACCAAGACAAACAGCAAAAAACCAGTATCCATACACCAAAATCCAGGTGGGCATACGGCATTTAGCGCACCTCCTAGCATTTTTTTGATTTGACGACCCTTAGCCATCTTCCCTTACTTTGAGGCTGTATTTTTGTCACCACTACCATCAAATACCGAAGTTAAGTATTTGATATGAGACATTATCAGACTTTAGCCAATTTTTCTTTCTTGATATTTTCACGTGCTAATTCGGTAATAGACATTTGTGATGTCTTATAAACGTCAGACCATACTTTTGGATTTGCAAAATATACTGACATAGACCCCAACTTCTTAATCATTTTGACCAGTGGATTTTGGATTTCAGATAAGGGATTTACAGGGTATTCAACAGAATTACTAGTAAATCCTTCGGGTAAATAGTATGTCTTGTTCTTTGTGACCATGATAAGTACACCAAAAAGTATCATAGTAATTGAAATAAGACCTAGTGCAAGTCCAAGTGGTTTAACATCCATATTGAATCTTATTATTCAAACATAAATAAAATGTATTTATTTATTTTCGAATAAAAATTAGTAATTTATTTAGCAATAAATTGTTCGGCCATCTTGGAAAGATTTCCCATATCACCAGCACCACCTTGACCACCAAAATAATTCTGAAATGTATCCATCATCTGCTTACCATCAGTAATAAGGGGTTTGAGTGTATTCAAGGTACTCATAAGTTGTTTCTGAGTATTGATAAGATCCTGTGTATCCTTTGTCATAGCGCTAATTTGGTCGGGATTAAGAGACTTATAGGCATTTAAGAAGGTTGTACCAGCATCTAGATGATAGTCCTCATCATCGCCTTCAGTAGGTATCTTATATTTCTTACCTAGCTCAAACTTTTCAGCACGACTTCCATTATCAGGTGGTAAATTCTTTTTCGTCTTCTTTTTCTTAGGCTTCTGCTCGACAGGTGGATTACTGAATCCCTCTTCATCATCTTCCGCAACATCTTCAAATTCCTCCATCTCTTCTACATCCTCAAACTCCTCTTCACTATCATCATCGTCTTTCTTATTAGCAAACCCTTCGACAGCACTACTTCTAAAATTCTCAACTGTTGTAAATGGGACAAATTTCTCATCGACTATAATTTCATGCGGTCTACCAAAGGGTAAATAGGCACCCAAAAATGTCGCGATAGCGATAAAATATAAGGTATTATACATAGGTAAACGAAGACCAACACATACTAGTCCTACGCCAAACGAAAGAAGTAATACATCAAGTCTTCCAATGACCCCAGTATAAACAATAGTTAAAAGTATCAAAAGGGTTGGAAAAAATTCGATTTGTGTGCCGGGAAATATCTTAGCCATTAGGCACTCTATATTTTAGGAGTAAAATAACCCTTAAAATAAAGATAAATAGTGTTATACAGACTTACAAAAATCGACTGATTAGATTGTCGATTGTGTCATAAAGACCTATTAATGTGGCAGCTACAACAGCCTTGATTCCAATTCCAGCAAGTGAAAGTTGTCCACCTGATGAAAATGCCCAGTGCGCGTACTTAGAAAGGTATAAATCAACGACCGGTAATGAAAGTATGAAAAATACACACGCAACTACAAAGGGCATCTTTAGAGCATCTGTAATGTGCGCCCACATGTTCTTTTTAGCAGGTGCCACTGGTGCTTGCGCAGGTACAACATGTTTTTCCTCACGAACTTCATGCTCTTGTACATAATGAGGCTGTTGACCGTAAGGCACCATTCCAGGACCCATCATAGGCTGAGGGGGCATCATATTTGGTGGCTGATACATATGGTATCCCATTTGAGGATTTGGCATTTGCTGTTGCTGTTGCTGTTGAGCATGCATAGGTAGCTGTTGATTTGATTGTTGTTGATACATGGGTTGATGTGGCTCTGGTTCACCGGGAGATTCAGCACCTCCGCGATTCATCTCCTGTATAATACGTTGAACACGCTCACTGTCTGAACCACCAGCATCTGGAGCATCGTCGCTTTCTATTTTTTCCAAAGGCGTGGACTGAGGCATTAAAGTGATATTATGTAGTTACATAATTTTACTTTATAACAAAAATAACGCTAGGCCAATTATTCATTAGAGACAAAACTAAACGTTTCGATGGTCTTTTCCTTAGGGTCAGTAGGACAGGTGACTGCTTTAGGTTTAAATTCGTGACACTTACCACCGATTTGATAAACAACATCACGCATCTCATTCACGGGTGGACCCCGTAAAACTACACAATCTCCTTCTTTACACATTGGACGAAAGAGAGCCGCAATTCCAAAACCAATGACACAGCTTAAAAGGATTCCTATTTTTTCATTGGCTAACCACGATTCTAATTTCATAGAAGGTGCCATAGCCTATCCCTAATATAAAGTATGATAATGGTTTGATGATAAAATTGATTCATCCAAAAAATTAAATTAAGGTGTAAGAATTCATGTGCGATTATACTTATAGACGCTACTTATGTGGTTTAGGTATAATAGGTGCTATAACAGGATTCCTAATAGCAGTTTGTGAATCGAATAATTTACCAACAAGCTTACCAAATCAAGATGTAAGCCAACTTCATTCCGAAGCAGATTTAAATGCTGCAGAAAAACTACAAAAACATATTTATAGCAGTCATGAATTTAAGATTGTAATTGCTGGAATCGTCACAATGGGTTTATCATTTATTTGTATTGTAGTAATGATGTGTATGGGTTTAACAGAATCTAAAAAACCACGACCTTACAATAAAAATAGGCGCAAAATTAATCCTGTTCTAGAACCATCCGAAAAAGACCTTTCAAATACTAAACGTGTTGCTTTTCCAAATACAGTTAAATACTTGCGTTAATAACACCCATGTTAGACCTCTGTTATAGAATAATTTTAGTCTAAGACGTTAGGAGACATGAATCTGTTCGCAAATATTAAATTTTTTCCCCTACTCTTATCATTTGCATTTGGCATATTTTTTGTATATATTATGAAGCCATCACCGATTATTTTAATTAAATATCCTAACGTTGAAAATGCTGGTAAATTGATATACAAGGACCGCAACGGAACCTGCTTTATTTATGAAACAAAGGAGGTTGATTGTAATAAGAATGAGGCGCGTATTAAACCTTTTCCTCTTGTTTAACTCACCTCTGCATCTTTAATGGGTAGAACACGATGTTTAACTGATGTTTGTGTTGCATTCAATTTATAAACAGGATGTGGTACAACTCTTTCATCGTTTGAAGCAGGGATATACATACGACGTTTTATATCAAATACTTCTAAGGATTCGCGATACTTATATTGCTTATCGCGAAGAGTCTTTTCCAGATTAGCTAACTCCATTTGAATACGTCCGATTTGTAAACTCAAGGTGTCACGACTAGCGCCCGGGGTTGCCCCACGCCACATCTCAATGGTTTGTAATAGTGTTTCCTGCTTTTCCGTGAATAGTGTTTCAAACTGCGATGCCTCTTTTGCTATTTCTGTGCGTTGTTGTAACATATATTGACCGGCTGCTTGTAAATCTTCTGGCCGTGTTGTCTTATTAATAACATAAGCTGCGTCTGAACCCTTTGCAGGTTGAAATGTTTTGACGGCGTGACCTTTTGAGTCTCTTACAAAAAAAGTACCTGTTTCTAAATCAAGTCCTACATTTGGAGCTCTGGCTTTTATTGCTAAGGCTGCTTTTTCAATAGATATGATGTCCTTCGGCTTTGCTGCGCGGGCCATCTCTTCCTATTCTTTTCATTGAGGAAAGGAGAAGATGGATCAATCGCTACTTTATATGATTATGGTTCTTGGCGGAATCTTCATGGGAGCTATTCCTTTCGGTGTATATATGGGTTCTGCCACACTTTTTGGTATATCGGATTCTACATCACCACAATTATTAGTAATGTTATTTATATCAGTTTTAGTTATTTCCTATATAACTGGATTAGCTTCATTAGGTGTAATACAGCAAAATAGTTGTGGCAAGATTAAGAATATGAAACAAATAGCCGGAAATGCGGGTTTATCAACACTAATCATAAGTCTGGTGTTGGCTCTAGCAATTTATTTTCCGGGATTACGTGGTCTTGTAACTGGTCTTTTTTCACCTACAATTGACCCGCTTATAGTACAAGCAATTGGATATTCATATTTCCTATTCTGGGGCGGAATGTATGGTTTAGTAACAGGAGGCTATTTATCATCCAATTGTGGACAGTAAGAGATACATTAGAATAACCCAATTATAAAATATCAGTTTATAATGAAAACTGATATTTTACAAAATAAACATTTTAATATCTACTTAATTTTGGGGGACTACTACCATAATAAATATATTGTGGGTTTCCATTTTGTGTATTATTAGCAAGTACGTAATAGCCTGGTTGATTTTCTTGTAAACCTATCATTGAGCTAACAGGCTTGAAAGCGGGAGCAGGAGCAGGAGCAGGAGCAGCAGGCATAGGTGTCTGCTGTGTTATTTGTGGCATAGAATGACTTGGCATCTGTCCACTTGTTAAACCCTGATTATAAACCGGGGCGCCTAAAGAGCTATTTGCTACATGAGCAAATTGACTTAAAACTACTAAAGAAACACCATATGAAATAAATGCCCAGAATATTGCGAAAAGCCAAAAAGGTAAAACGGTATGTGATTCACCACGGCCTATTCCAAATTCTTTCCAATCACCACCGGGTTGAAACATTATGCGTGGGCGAAAATATAAAACAACTGCAATTCCAAGAATATAAACAGCAAATGCAAGAGCCAAAATAGGCAATGACATAGTCCCTACTAACATCTTATACAAAAACTTAGTAAAAATAACCAAAGTCTAGAGTTTCCCCAATTAAGATAAGAACAACCTATGAGGGGAGCTCTTAGACAAAGCGGTCAATCATTCGATTGTCCACATGCGAATCTAGATTTTTCATTGGATGAAAAAAATGTGTAGTATTGATATCTTCTGCTAACCAGTCATGTCTATATTCAACGTGTTTAAATTCATCAGGGGTATCATATTTTAAATTATAATGTAAGGCAACAGTGGGAAAAAGAGTTTCTAAGAAAAAAATAGATTTATTTTGATTGGCATAATCAGCTATACATTGTAATAATTTCTTGGATAATCGCGATGCGCAAACCATAGCTCTAAAATGAGGTTCTGGCAAATTAATTGAGAACAAAGGCCAATGCCAGAACCATGTACTTTTCATATCATCACTCTTTGGAGTAATTTTATTACAAAGTAAGTCCTGGTCAGGATATTTGGTATCAATATTTACAATAGTATTTTCATTATAAAAATACACATCATCTTCAATAAACCACACATGTTCATAGACAGTATTGACTACACTAAAATAGTAGAGTGCTTTATCCCACGCATTAACTTTTTGTAATGGTGAAATTGTAGATGAAGAATTACAAAATCCGAATTTATCTGCTTCAGAATTTACAACTTGGATAATTTTCACTTTAGAAAAAACGTGTTGGTATAGCGCCTTAAAATCAACCTTATTACTATCACATACAATATATACATCATAATTTACGAATTTATCCAAAAATTTAATCCATACATCAGAAGGATTTACCGTTAATATACAAACGCATTTTTTTTCACCCATAACTATTTATTATATTTGGTTTCTCTTAAAATAGAAATAACTAAAATTTTGTGTGTACTCAGCCAAGGTATAGATTTTATCTGGATTTTGTAAACTTAAAATTAATTTTTCATTAACGACTGGCATGATATCTTCATCACGATTTGTTTTCATTGAACCACCACTAAAATGAATAAAACATGGTTCTGTTTTGAGAATAGGGTTGACAAGTCGTCCATTTTTAAAATGTAACTCGTTCCAGTCAACTGAAAACATATTTTGAAAAATTTTAACCTCTGAATCTAATTTATATTTACCTGTTTGATAATGGGCAAATACAAATTCTGCCATATATGCTTGGTCAGTCCCATCTTTACAAATTTGTTCAACAGTATCAATCGTTTTCCATGTATAATATTTCTTAAGTGCATGGGCATAACCCATAAAACCACCTCCATTAACATATTTATAGCCTGTTTTAACTCCTAAATTTGGATAACGCGATAAGTATTCTCCTGGCCAACAATTCAATTCAGAACCAAAAAGAATGTCGCAATTGTATTCTTTAAATTTGCGTATAATTTCATCTGAACTAGCACTAGCCAACATATCATAACCATCTATTACACATATTATATCATCGTCTGCAATATGTTTGATGGTCTTCATAATTGCTTTTAATTTTCCAAAAAACCCAGTCCATACTGTTTCTGTAATATATTCTATTGGAAGATTACATAACTCTGCACTAGCTTTAAGATGTTCAAATCTTGAGATATCACCTGCGCCGTATGTTAATACATGAAGCATTATTTATCTAGTAATCATAAATTATTGTTAAGCCCTGTTAACGTAGTCTTATTAATATGTATAAAATACATATTTTATAGTGTAATAATATCTTCTGTGTCGCCAACCACGATAGATTCTTTGAATATTAATCACTGCCTTTATTTCAATAACATTATTTTCAATTAAAGAATCAAAGAATTTTCTACAATACCTTTCTTGATGTACTATTTCATTTGAACGTCTTCTTTTTGGACGATATATCTGTTTTTTAAAAAAATAACTATCAACCGTTCTTTCAGGGCTTTTCAAACGCATTCTTTTGAACGGTAAGGTATCCATTACGGCTTATCCTAGTAAATTCTTTAGATAAAAAATTAAATTGTGAATTTAGAATTTACAATTTAGAATTTAGAATTTACAATTTAGAATTTACAATTTAGAATTTACAATTTAGAATTTAGTCTTCCATAGCCCCACCCTCATCCTCATCCTGACCCACTGCTGTATCATACGCCGATGCCTCCACATTGCTCATATCAAAACCTAGGGCGTCTTCTTTAACAGGTCTAATGATACCAGAATCTACAATACCAGCACGGTCGCGTTGTTCCTGTAAGAAATCCTGAAACTCAGCATTATACGTTGAGAGATTTTTACTTGTTCCTATAGCCCAACGTCCAATTTTTAGTTTCATTTGTATCTTTGTTATCTCACGTAAATCGGGGTCTTTTTCATCATCCTGCTCTTTAATAACAGAAATTTTCTCTTTCTCACGAGCGTCTAAGATAGCCAATTGGATTTCTTCATTAGTCAATCCAAATAAATTATATTGACGTTCACCTTCTATAAATGTTTTTTTGACCCATTCTAATAATATTTTGTGTATTTTTGTTTTATCTGAATCACTTGGTATAGAAATATATAGAGGGGATTGTGTTATTAGTAATGATTCAATAGAACTAAATACTAACCAACGCAACATATACTGTAATTCTATATCTGAAACTCCAAACATTGAAAAGCTGGGCATTTCAGAAGTCCAGAATTTAATAATTCTACCCAAATATGTTGACAGTTTGTGGGTTATTTCAGAACAATAGGTTTTAAGTTCTTCACTGCCTAATTCTTTTGTAGTATCTCTTGTAGCACCTAGAATATTTTCAATCATACCCTCAAATTTTTCAGCATGTCTTTGACTGATTTTCTTACCAAACCAACGTTTACCACTATAAAAATAAGTCTGTGTTGTTTTTCCAGGAATAAAACTCTGTCCAAACCAGCTTCCACCAAATAACATTTCACCAAAGCTTTGTGAAATACGTTCTAAACCAACAACAAAATGTTTGTTAATTTCATTAGCACCTTGATATTTGGGTTCAGATGTTAAACGTTCAATTGCCTTAAGAATATCGTCTATTCTTTTAGGAATAGGCTTAGTACTACGTCCTTGACGACCGTCTAAAATATCACGTAAACCGCTACGCAAGGCATCGCATTTACTAACAAAAGGACCCCAAGCAATTAAACGAGTTTCTTCAGAGGGTTCAGTATCACGTGGAAAACTGATAATATCAACAACTGTTTGCCAATCAGCTATACGTGAATCTAAAAAAGGACATTCGGTCAGTACAAGACGACTCAAATATGTGAATGCCTCTATACTCTTCATACCTGTTTTTTCAATAAACGGTGTAACAAATTTTTTGGAACGAACAACAGTTAAAAGTTCATTGAAACTTGTAGCATCAACGACCATACCGTTGGTAGCCAGTGCAGCACGAGCCTTATCTGTAATAACTGTAACAGGGGGACCCTTGCGTTTTGAGTCATTATTATATATTTCTTCATCATTTAGGTCAGACATGAGCACTAGGGGGTCAACATCAATATTAAATCCGCAGAAACGACATTCATAATTATTTGAACGTCGCCCAAATTCGTGTTTATAACCAATGCGTGAACCCTTAAAGCATGTACGCATAAAGAGTTTGAAATATGACGCATCTGGAGCAACTTTATCTGCTGTTAAGGGGTCAGGGGTTGACCAGTGGACGTATAAATGGGCGCCATTGGCTTGTTGGCTGGGGTCTCTTTTCTGAACAATAGTTTCAGCCTCTTTTAATAGAGTAATTTCAGCTTCAACTGAAGGAGGATTAAAGACAGATACAACACCATCTCGTACATTCTGAATAGGTGAAAAACAACAGATAGATTCTGAACGTTGTGACATTTCATTAATGACCCCAGATTCACTAGCAAATACATGGGCATTTGTAACAGAGTTACAAGCAAGTTGATAATTACGTTGTTCTATAAGTGATTTTATAGTGGACAAATCATCATCTATTGCAGATTTTAATATTCTATCAGGGTGAACCATAACCTCAGAATCAAACTGTGCAGGATTACGATTGGGTGTAGGTCTAAAATACGTAGGTAATCTGTCCCTTGTCGAGGCCTGCTCATAAACAGCCTTCGTATTTGCAGTATAAGTAGCACGGGTTTGTTTCAATATTACATTTAAAGGACCCTTTAACATGCTGTCAATATAACCTCTGACAGCCTGTTTGCGTTTATTAACACTACTTTCAGTAGACCACATGGCAATATTCCATGGTTCTATCTCATTTTTATTAATATTTGCAACAACACATACAAAGTACTCCATTGCGCCTAAATCGTCAACATTGTCATTTTCAATGGGGTATCCACCACGTTTAAATTGACATCCAGGAAACGGATACAATAAATCTGGAAGAGGACTTATGGAATGTATCATACATATCATATATGAAGCAGTAATGGCAATTTGGTTCGAAGCAATAAATGATTCATAGGTTGGTTTAATAGCCTTGTTCTTAATCATTATTGAGTATTTTTCTCTATTAGGCATTTTAGTATCGATAAAATTAGATGTAAAATCAACGAGTGGCGTGTACACATCGTCTTTAAAGCTAAAACCAACAGTCTGCGCCATAACGCGTGCTATTTCGTATAATTTTTTCTTATTTTCATCCTCAAAAGTTAAGTTAGTTTTCTTCATAGACATATCTAAAATTTCTTCAAGTTCATCCTCAACAGTTTTTTCATCAGCCTTGATAATATTTCTACCAACAAGGGGTTTACCTTCATCATCGTATTCTAGACTATTGTCGTATTCAAATTCCGAAATAGGAACACCACAAAAGCGGCAAACATAGCGTCCACTAAAGGCGGCGCCACCGTACTCAAGTAAAATTTCTTTATGAAGAGCCGGTGCCTTACCTGGATGAGTAAGTTCATATAACATCATAACCTCATGAATACATATAAGGTGAGCATTACAAACCTTACAGTCCACCCAATTACTATTACGTGCTCCTTGATAGCGTGTTAATACTTTTTGTAAGATTATCAAGAATTTCGAATTATCTGTTTTCATAACAGAGCGTAAAACATCCATATCACGAACATGAGGGCATGTATTAATAACAGGTGTAGCCTTATATTTGGCTAATTCGGCATTGACAATATTAAATTTAGTTTGAGCTCTATAAAGTTCAGATAAATATGTCTTGCGCGCACTTTGAATTTCTGGATGTTCAGTACCAAAATATAATACACGCGCTAAGGTTCCCTCAGCTCCATACATTACTGCCTGAGCTTGTAATAAATCTGAGTGAACAGGTCCAAGTTTGTTCAAGACTGCCGCAATTTCAGGAATGTTCATGGCCTTTTTATATAAGGTAGAGTCATCAGGTATAGAATTGCCAAGATTATAAGGAAGCGCCTTTTTTAAATATTCTGTTACCATTTGATTAAATTCGTCAAACGCTTTTTTATAAAGAACTTGTGATTTATGAATTGCTGACCATAATACGCGAGCAACATCTGGTGTCCATTCATAATAACGAAGACCAATCGAATCAATAACTCTATAAACACCAATTGAACCAGAGGCTAAAAGGTCAGATGGGTGGACATAGTGTTTCAGATTTGAAGCAAGCCACTTACTTACATTAATATTTGCTTGTTCTTCACCATCGGAAACAGCATTACCTTTAATAACCTGGATACCGTTGGAAATGTATGAACGTTTATCATTGGTAATAAATTCTATAGAGTTAAGATTATTAACAAGATTTGCTGCACGAATATCTTCAGATAGTGAACCAGAATACTTTGTTGGTCTCCATGCTGAACCTACACTTGTAGGAAATAGTAAGTAATTTAAAGCTGTTCCAGGGTCACCAGGAGCAATTAAATCATTATCAGCTGTTTTTAATTGTCCAATTACACGGTGATGTCTTCCCTTAATTGGCGCAATAAAAGTTGCGTCAATTTCCACATCACCTTTTGATTTTTTCTTGGGTAATTCAGCAAATCCAAATATTGGTTTAGGTGGCAATCCGGTACGTAGTACTTCCATATCATGAGACACTTCCTGTCCTTCAATTGATGACGTATTTGGTAAGAAAACAGAGCCTGAATCAGATAATAGGCGGTATAAATATGAAAACATGAGTTTATCTTTTTGACCACGTGGTTCTTGACCGGCGGCATAAGTATTTGTTAATTGAAGAGCGTGTAGTTCAGTTTTTAACCAATCGCGAAGTTCAACCTGTTCACTTTGATTCTTATCCAATTGTCCAGGTTCATCTGCATTTGTATATAAAATACGTTTCATAGCTAAAACTGGTAAGATTGATGATACAGGAGCGCTAAGATTTGATAAAATGTCTTTTAATGAATCTGCGGATTTCACAAAGAGCTTTGGTTCACCGCGTTCATTTGTCGCAGTAACGGCATTTTTGAGAGCAAGTAAGAGTTCGGTTTCTCGAGCTAATTTACGTAATAAGTTAGGATTTTTACGCTTAGATTCAGGATAAGATTTAAGTAAATCCATGTACATCTCCTCACGTTGGATTCCTTCGGGATACGTTCTTTCTGCCGTTGCTACCTCTTCCACCATGGCTGCAGGTATAAGACCGGCTAATAAGGATAAATCATAGGCCGGGAAATCCTCATCTACAGTTATTTGCGCTTCTCCTTCAGTCACTTCTACAGATGCTTCACTAGTGCTAGATGTAACACGAACCACGTCGATAGGCGTAGGTGGTCCAATAAAGGCAAAGTCAATGCGCCGTCCGCTGTCTAAGACAATTGCATCCTCCTCATCATTAGCGATGATTTGTGCAATAATTCCTGATTCTATAACTTTTTGACCTGCATTTGTTAAAAACTCTAACATCTCACCTTCTACGGCACCGAGCTGTAAGGCAAAATGAGGGTCTTCGCGTTTAGTATGGATAGTACATTCAGTAATTCCGGTTGTTTTATCAAAGTCGCCATCTTCTAGGTCTATAGCTAAATTAATCGCTCTATCACTAGAATTAATTGAAAGCACTCTAATAAGTTTTTCATCACGATATATGATTTTTCCAGTTAATGAGCCAAAAACTGTTGATTTTAGGGTAAGAATATCTCCTAACTCAGGAATATCCTGATTAGGCTCCTCAGTGAGGTTCGGGGCGCTCATCACTACCGAATGTGATGTTATTTATCAGAGCGACAAACACAAAAACATCAAAAAATTGAAGCCATGGTGTTTTGTAAAAGGATTTGCAAAACTAGCTAAAAGAAAGCTAATATGTCCGCCTCTAATCAGACCAACATGCCTGTTCCCGTTATCAATGATATCTTCAGTCAGCTGGTGACTTCATATCCCAAGTTTGACGACCTCAAGACTTACCTTGCATCCATTGGCGTAAAGATGAACAACAAGGAGGGTGACCCGCTTGTCATGTTTCGCTACCAGCGGGAGAGCGCCGATATGACGAATCAGGTTGTGCGCGCCTTTCGCTCAGTTGTCTGGGATTCGATGAAGAACAAGCCAGTCTTTGTTGCTCCTCAGAAGAGCATGAACATGGACACCTTTCCTGCTGATTTTACGAGTCACATCGTTGAGGAGTTTGTAGATGGCGTTATGATTAATCTGTTCTTCGATGTGTACAAGAACCAGTGGCGTATTACGACGCGTAGCCGTCTAGACGCTGATAACAAGTTCTACAAGCACACCTTCTCTGAGCTCTTCATGCAGACCTACAATGCCTTCTTTCCCCAGGGCTTTGCTCAGCTTAATCAGGCCTGTGGCTACAGCTTTGTGCTTCAGCATCCGCTGAATCGTATTGTTGTGCCTGTGACTCAGCCTATGCTGACTCTAGTCGAGATTACGATGCTTGACCCGTCTGGTAATCTGCTGATTAGCCCTGTACCAAACACCTTCATGCCTGCCCGTCGCTTTGCTGTGACGAATCCTACTGACTGCCAGCTTCTGCTAAGCAACATGGACCAGTTTGAGGGCATTCGTAGCCAGGGTGTGGTTGTCCGCAATCTTCTAACGGGTCAGCGCTGGAAGATGCGCACAAACACGTATATGGCCTGTCGCAAGCTCCGTGGTAATCACTCACAGCTGGAGTACGTCTGGTTTGAGAACCATAAGAACAATACACTTGAGCAGTATCTTAGCCTATATCCAGAGGAGCGCGTCGCAGCCAACGCTGCTCTGGCAAATTGGACCCAGGTTGTAAGCGACCTGTACAACTGGTATGTGCATGTGTTTAAGCTCAAGGACGTGCCCAAGGACACCATCCCAGCCCACTACAAGGGTATGCTGTTTGACCTTCACGGCCAGTATATTAGCCGACTTGCTAAGGAGAAGAAGTCGCTGGACTGGAAGGAGCACCAGATTATCATGGCCAAGCAGGACCTGAAGCGCATTGTCTTTCTAGCCACCTTTAAGAATGGTACACCTGCGCCACCTAGCTTCCAGAAGCGCCAGAAGTTTGTAGCAAAGAAGGCAAAGGCACCAGCCAGTGCTAACGATTCGCAGATTCAGGTAGAGGATGACATGGCTCTGTAAAATACGACAAAATATAAACCATAATATAAATATGAAATAAAGATTCTTAAATCCTAATTTTTCATTAGTGTCAAATAAGTATTTAAAATCTAACATAAAATTAATATGGTACATACCTTCGGAATTATAGAAGAGAAAATACAATATGGATTATTTGGCGCATCATTAAGATGGATATTAAAAATTCTACCCTATCTGAAAGAAAATAACATTTATCCATTATGGCAAATTGACACTTATTATTATGGACCGCTCTTTCCGACTATATTAAAGCAAAAAACCAATAATACAAAATCCACAAAAAAAATCAGTTTAACAACAATTAAAAAAAATTACAGCTACATTTATAAGGGTCATGAATTTCAAAAGGCACATGACCTTTTTTTCGAATATTTTGATATAAATGACGACATTTTATCAGAAGTACAGGTTTTTAATAAAGATTTTGGAAATTTTACCTTGGGAATTCACTATAGAGGTACAGATAAATTTAATGCCCATGCAGATTTTGTTTCAAAGGATGATTTTATCAATCAGGTACAAGCTTATCTTAGCAAAAATAAACAAGTCGATACGATTTTTATAGCGTCAGATGAAGAAATATTTATAAATAAAATGAAAGATGCATTCATGGCTAATTATAATCTAATTTTTACTTCGGCAACAAGAAGTTCAACAAATATGCCTATTCATAAAAATAGTAACGATAAATTTTTGGCAAAACAGGCTATGATAGACAGTTTGTTATTAAGTAAATGTAATTTTGTTATCAAAACATCATCGTGTTTATCCGATTGGGTCAAAATTTGGAATCCTTCTATTGAAGTTTATAATGTAAATACATTTAGAAATGACTGGTTTCCACAAGCAATGATACCGGTACGTTCTTTTTTGTAACTTAAGTATTTGATGTTAGTTTCAAAATAGCTTACGGCTTAAACCGACAGTACTAAATATATATAAGGATGTGCGGAATTTGGGCAGTATTTGGAATAAAGCTACCAAATGAAGAATCAATCAAAAAATGTGTTGAAAAATTACATAACAGAGGTCCAGAATTCATGAAAATTCAGAATTTTGGTTCAGCCACGTTAGGATTTACACGTCTTGCTATCAACGGTCTTACTGAAAATGGTCATCAGCCCTTGGTCAAAGATGATATTGCTGTTGTATGCAATGGTGAAATTTACAATTACAAGGATTTGGCTAAGCGTTGGTCCATTGATTTACCAGAGGGTTCTAGCGATTGTGAAGTATTACCTGCTCTTCTAAGCAAATTAGACCCTACAGATGTTTGTCGCGCCCTAGATGGTGTCTTTGCCTTTGTAGCTGTGGACCTAAAAAGAGGTACAATTACAATTGCACGTGACCCATACGGTGTGCGTCCTTTGTACATAGGAAGAGGCGACGGTTTCCAAGTCTTCTCCTCAGAAATCAAGGCCTTAACACCTATTTGCGAACGTATTGAAGTGTTTCCTCCTGGTTCATGGTATAGTTTTATTTTGCCAAAAGAAGGTGATAAGGAAGTAGGTATGTGCGGTTTCGGCTATCATCAAATTCCCTGGATTAAAAACCCAGTGTTAAGTGATTTAGCAACATCCTGTTTATTTCTAAGAAAGACCTTTGAACTAGCTGTAGAAAAGCGTCTCATGTCAGACCGACCCATTGGTGCCTTATTGAGTGGCGGTCTTGATTCGTCCTTGGTCTGCGCTGTAGCAGCCAAGTATCTTAAGCAACAAAATAAGAAATTGACCACTTTCAGTATTGGTATGCCAGGGTCAACAGACCTTGTTTATGCCAAGACGGTTGCAGATTTTATAAAGTCTGACCATCATGAAATTATTCTTAAGGAAGAGGATTTTTTCACAGCAATTACGGAGGTTATAAGAGCTGCCGAAACCTATGATATTACATCTGTACGTGCCTCTGTAGGCAATTGGTTAATTGGCAAATATATCAAGGCAAATACAGATATTAAGGTCATTTTTAATGGTGATGGTTCAGATGAGATTGGAGGTGGCTACTTGTATTTCTATAGAGCACCAAATGATGAGGAATTTGAAGCAGAATCAGAGCGTTTACTAAAAGATATTAATAGCTTTGACGTACTGCGTAGCGACCGCTCTATGGCCGACCACGGTTTGGAGGCACGCACACCCTTTTTAGATAAACAGCTAGTCAATCTTTGGCGTTCAATTCCAACTGAGCTCAGAAGACCCAACCTAGAAAATAAACGGCCAGAAAAGTATATACTTCGTATGGCATTTGATGATTCCCGTCTCTTACCACATGAGGTATTATGGCGCAAGAAGGAGGCCTTTAGTGACGGCGTGAGTGCAACAGAAGAACCTTGGCATGCCAAGATTGACAAGTATGTGCGGTCCATGAATCCCAACATAGATGATGAACTTAAGAATGCCAGTCAGAATTATCCCTTTAATACGCCTAAAACAGCAGAAGCCCTGACATACAGAAAGATTTTTGAGAGTCTATATGGAGCTAAGTCAGTAAGGGTTATACCATATATGTGGATGCCCCGATGGTCACCTGAAACAACAGACCCTTCAGCCCGTACATTATCGCTATATTAACCAAACAAATTTAAAACACAACTTAAATAATTGAAAACAGACAAATATCTGTTTTCAATTAAAATATAAATACGTATCTAAAATAGATGAATAATACCGAAAGGGCAAAGACTTATAATGAAGCACTCAAAGACCCAGATTTAATGCGCGCCCTAATGCAGAGTTTAGAAGCTGAAACAGTCAAGACGCATACTGAATCGTTTATGAAAAAAGCTTTGAACAAGAGTATCTTTGAGAAAAAAATGATAAGTATTTTACCTGATATAAATTCAAAAAATCATGTAATAAGAAAACCAATGAATAAAAGTAAGTTGGCTAATTTATTAGAAAAGAAACGCAAGGGTCCAAACTATGAAATGTCAATTATGTATCTCAAGAAGCAAAATGAAAAAGACACTGGTTTACCTAGAGTTAAGGTGGTTGACGTTCCAGGGGATGGCGACTGTTTTTATAGAGCCCTAATTTTGGCAGCAAATGAACAGGGTATTTTAGATTTACTAAAGGTCTGTCTAAATATTAATGTTGTTTCAAAAATAACGCCACTAATTCAAGGTCTTCGTAATTTTGTTTCGGACCACATTGATAAACGTGCTACTGAGGCCTATCAAGTATTATATCATCTGTTTTATGAAGACACAGACACACTTTTGGCAGTGATTGATACAACCTTTGCACAATGGCATAAAGATGCTCTTACATCAGCCTTAGAGCACGATAATCAAGATGAATTTGTAGCATCTATAAAAGCCGGTATAAGACAAAGAGGTAACTGGGCAAGTGAAATTGAGGTTAAATTTCTTGAATCTAAATTAAAAGAGTGTGGAATAGAGTTAAATGTATCCAATACCATTCTAGGTCGCGCTAGAAAAACCAAGCCTGATGGCACAGAAGTAATTACCTTATATAATTCGTCTGATGTACATTTCCAATATTTTTCCTTTGACGTCGAGCCATTGGCTAAAACAAGAGGAGGTAAAAAACAGAATCGTAAGACAAGAAGATGCTATAAGTCAGCATCTTCATAGTCGCCATCATATTCACCATCGCTTACAATAACGTCATGATTTATATCATGTGAAGCGATACATTCCGAAGCTACATGTAGGTTTGATTTACAACGCTGACACAATTCGGGCTTAATATCAGTTGTTTGAAGCGCGCCACAAAGAGCATCTATCATAATCTCCTCATCCTCCTTTTCTATATCTGAAAGCCCCAAGGATACTTCAAAATTAACCTGAGAATCATTATCACTTTCATATATAACTAATTCATTTCCTGACAGGTCCTCACAATCCATTTTATCTATTATGAAAAGATAAAATAGTTTGCCACAAATCAATTTTAATAGTTTCAAGAAATAGTATTTGACGGTAAGGCAAGTGCTTAAGCATATAGCAGTAAATAAACATTAACAACATTAGGGAGGAATGTCCTCACCGGCAACACTTTTATCAGTCGTTTGCTACGGAATTCAAGATTCAAGATTAAATACACCCAAGGGTCAACCTAATATAAATCACTATGTAAAAGTCTTTAAAAAAACAACGCGTTGGGCTGCCCAATGGATTCGTGTTGACTTTGATGGACAACCCGATTTTGGCAAACGCAACACAGTATCGATTCCGCGCAAGGGTGAATTATTATCACAAGTTACATTGGTTGCTGTTATGCCTGATATAGCAACCGTCCAACAAAATGCAAAAAATGCGTCACCACCCGGAACCTTTCTAGGTCCATTTTTTGGATGGACAAATAGTTTAGGTCATGCTCTTATCCAGTTGGCCGAATTCGATGTAGGAGGAGTGAATGTGGATACCTTTGATGGTACATTTATGGAAATCTATGACGAATTGTATGAATCAAATCAAAGTGTACGAGCAAAAAATCGTATGATTCATCGTGTTGCCAATGGTTTTAATGCATCTTCAATCGGCTCCGACCCAGCAAATCCAACTACCTGTTATGTACCGATTCCATTTTGGTTTAGTCAAAATGAATATGAAAATGCCTTACCCTTAGACGCCCTATCTGCAGATGCTATTCAAGTTCATTTAACCTTCAGACCTGTGAACCAGCTTTATTACTCAGATAGTCGCTTAGATTCACGAAATCCGTCACAGCCACCAGGTAATAATACACAGATGCCAAATTTAGCTAATGCCCAATTTTATAGAAGTGACCCTAGTGGAAATTTAACTTTATATTCAATCAATCCCAGTCAACAAAATAATGGAATTCAGGCATCAGTAATACCTGGTTATCAAATGCCAGCAACGTTTAGTATACAAGATGCATACCTTCTTTGTGAATATATATCCTTAGAAGAATATGAGGCCATGTTGTTTCGTTCCAATATGCTTGAATATCGCGTAGAACAACACTATATTGTACCTCCACATGAAAGTCAACAGGGCCAAAATATTCGTATTTCACTACCCTATGCCAATCCAGTGAAAGACTTTCAATGGGTATTTCAAAATCCTCAAGTGGTAAATTATAACGCATGGTTTCTTTTCACGCGCGATATGTATTCGGCAACAATAAATCCTAATCAATGGTGGTCAATACCATGGTGGCCAGATGCAGTATTGACCGCAAGTGATACTGCCTTACCCGCCTTTCGTTATGCCTATTCGGAGCCTATGCTAGGAGCGGAATTAAGTTTTGGTAATATTGTTCGTTTCAGTCATCAGAACAGTCCATCGCTTTTTAGAAATTTATTACCTTTAATCCATTATAGAAAGGCACCCTTGTTCAATCGTTATATTTACACCTTTCCGTTTGCCTTATCACCTGGAGCAAAGGATGATAAATCACTAGGAGCCTTTTATAATCCAAGAGGATTTTCTAACTTTGATAAGTTGCCCAAAAAGGAACTCTTATTAAAAATGAAACAAGATAATTATGGTAATTTACCAAATCTAACAGTATATACTTATGTAACAACCTGGAATATTTTTCGTGTCTTCGGTGGTCGTGGTGTTATGTTATTTGCTTACTAATTTGTAATTTATATTTTTTCTATTCTATTTTCGGATAACTTGATAATAACAAATATTTAAGTTAATTACCTAATAAAAAGGGTAGTTAACTTAAGTATTTTACAGTAAATAAAAAATTATTCACTAGATATTTTTCTTAGAATAACAGAAACCGTCTTATCTGCTCGTTTAGGAAAAATACAAACAGCCAACCGATTATCAAATCGTGAAAAATTAACTGTTCCTGCCCATGATTCACCGGACCGTATATACTCGTTCATTTTCTGTCTTAGTTCGACAACTTCTGCTGAATCAGCTGGTATAGCTAAACCAAGTGGGTCGGTCAATTTGGTAATAATACGGACACATTCAGTTGCTCTCTCATTTATCGTTTTATTGGCCATTTATAAAACTATATCACTTATTGTTTAGGCATCATTATCATGAATCGCATCAGGGTCTCCATGACCAACACTATACTGGTGTACCATCTGTGACGTACGCTCTGCCATACGGGGAGTACTAAACAAATCGCCACTACCTGCACTTGTTACACCGCGTTGCTGACCATACTGAGTGGCTGTGCTACCAGCACGCATAAGTAGATTGGCAAATTGATTACCCATGCGACGAATACGTGGAGGCGTGTGCATGGCCGTGTTAATCTCCTCACTCATCTCCATAAGCTGTGCCTTCATGCGAATGGCTAGTGGCCTGTTCACAGCCTCAGACCGGTTAATCTTATCAATCATCACATTAATCTCCAGGTTTGCTGCCGTAAGATTTCCAGCCTTGATAAAGTTAGACGCCTTATCAAGTGCTACAGCACTAAGACAGCGCATATACTGCTCACTAAGCTCCATGCGGTCCATAGCACTATCCACAGAAGTCATAACAATAGAGGTATCATCAACTGTCTTATACCGTAGCTGAATGTTACCAATTGCAGTAGCAGGGACACTAAACAAAGCCCAGTTGGTCTTATCTGCAATTAGTGAGCCAATACCAAATGTGTTCTGACCTGCCACATAGTTGAGCTCTAGACAAGTCCAGTTAGGTGGAATCATAAGCTCAGCATTCTTAGCAACCTCGCTCTGAAGACCACCCAGAAGCTCACCAATGGATGCTGGAAGTGCAATCTCATTATCAATAAAGGTGTAGGTACCATTTGTACGAAGTGACAGCCCCTTCATGAAATCTGAATTGTGGTCATCACCGTAACCCAGACTATATACCGGTACACCAGGCATATAGGATGACAGAAGTGAATAGACACCAGCAACAGAGCTAATACCCTCATTGATATATCCATCAGTAAGCAGGACTATTGAATCAGGTAGGACTGAACCCGTAGAAAACAGGCTACCCAGCTGAGCAATACCCGCCTCAATATTAGTACCGCCATCGACATTCAGCTCACTGATAACCTTCAGACAATCATCGCGATTAGTGTCTGTAAGTACACAGTTTGACAGTAGCATAGTCGCGATACTTGAGAACCCAACAACAGTAATCTTATCACCGTTGCTAAGACGTGTGATAAGGACGGAAAGTGTATTCTTTACAGAATTGATACGTGGGCCCTCCATCGAGCCACTTGTGTCAAGAACAAGAGCGATGTGAATAGGGCGTACAACAGGATTAGAGCCAACAACCTTGACGCCCAGAATTCCAGGCTCAGAAGCAGTAGGTACATTCAGATAGCTTGCGTTGATAGTTACAGACATTTCTTGCTTGTTTGTTTTTGATAATAAATGGAAAAATAATGTTTTGTTCAATTTTTAGTAAATTTGAAATTCATGAATCTAGTTATGAAACCCGCCTTCATATAATGACTCCATATCTGGCTCATTGACCTCACGATAATCTCTAAATATAAAATCAACACTTTCGATTCTGTTATCTGATGTAGTTAATTGATATAGAACAATAGGTTTCTTTACGCATTTATCAGGATAGAGTAAACCTGCCCGCCGCCAAAAATTAGCAACAGAATCCCAGACTAGTTGAGAAGCGCTTACCACATACCCAGAAGGCAAAGTTGTTGTCCATTTACACTGTTCTTGAACTAAACCCATAACACGACCGCCTCCAATTAATTCATCACCAAGCCGAATATCATGTAAAGGTTTAGTCAAACCATTCTTTAATACAATAGGTATTTTAGGGTCTATGCCTAAATCATAAAAACTTGTTGATTCAACACTTGTATCGTAAATTCCACCATTCAAAAATTTTTCAGCCATTTGCTGTGTTGATGTAGTGATGGCTAAATCATCGGATTCGTCATAGTCGCTAAATGTCAGACCGTTAATTTCAACCACATGAGTGCTAGTATTCAAACAAACCAATTCAGGAATTGAATTTGCCAAAACTGCCAAAGGATGTGAACCAGCCTTTATCCAAACGCCATCGTGTAAAACAAAGTGTTCTGAACTGACTAAGGTATCAACAATACGAACCATAGGAGTTTTGCTCCCATTAAATCTAAACACTGATGTAACTATAGGTTCAATACCATCAACAATTTGTAATTTATCACCTATAACTATATTTTCTAAAGTCTTGACAGAACCGTCTGCCATTTTAACAGGGGTTTGTGGGTCAAAGCAGAATTCAAGTAAAAATTTTACTAAATCATTATTTGCCACATTATCAGCGGCCTTTAATCCTGAAAGACCCATAAAAATTACGGCATAGAATGTACCATATAGGCGACCCATAAGATTAAGCATTTTCACATAACTCATACGAATCGCGAAAAGCAAGCCTTGGAATTTATCGCGGTATGAATTCATCAAACGTTCCATACCATGTAATAAATTGGCAATTAAATAGCGGAAAGAATTTGCAGAGTTGGAAATAGTGCCAGCTATATCTGTGAACGATGACATCAATCCATATATAGGTCCAAGTACTGCACCAACACTAGAATTAAATATATTTTTCATACAAAAATTAAAATTTTCAGAAGCATCAAATCCAAATAAACTTGCAAAGGGCATAATCATGGGATTACAGCGATATTTAGGCCAATTATTAGTGATATCGGCTAAATAGCCACCAGCAAAAACATACGCTAAAATAATTATAAATACAATAGTCATCAATACCAAATAAAACAGATTCCAGTAAAAATTTTTACTGTAAATTTCTGAAAGTTCTGCCAAACTTGGTGGCAAGGCTGCAGTATTTAGAATTTGAATTGGCGGTGCCGCTGTGTCAATAGTTGACATCCCCTATAAGGTTTATTTAAAATAAGCAATTTATATAATCGCATAGGAAGTACCGGAAACGTTTATAGAATTGTATCAAAATTAGATGTCAAATTGACGATTAATTTTAATAAAATAGTGAATATTATTATGTACCTATTTTTTGTTATTATTGGGTTTTGGTAAATTGTTAGCAGGCTTATTATTTTTCTTAGTTAAATTGTTAGCAGGCTTATTATGTTTCTTAGTTAAATTATTAACAAGCTTATTGTTAGCCTTTGGTAAATTATTAACAGGCTTATTGTTAGCCTTTGGTAAATTATTAACAGGCTTATTGTTAGCCTTTGGTAAATTATTAACAGGCTTATTGTTAGCCTTTGTTAAATTATTAACAGGCTTATTGTTAGCCTTTGGTAAATTATTAACAGGCTTATTGTTTGCCTTTGGCAAGTTATTAACAGGTTTATTGTTTTTCTTAGTTAAATTGTTAGCAAGCTTATTGTTTGCCTTTGGTAAGTTATTAACAGGTTTATTGTTTTTCTTAGTTAAATTGTTAGCAAGCTTATTGTTTGCCTTTGGTAAGTTATTTATTTGTTCATTTGACTTCACATCATTAGACTTTACATCGTTAGGCACAGCCTCGTCAGACTTCACATCGTTAGGCGCCGCCTCATTAGGCTTCACATCATTAGGCACCGCCTCATTAGGCTTCACATCATTAGGCACCGCCTCATTAGGCTTCACATCATTAGGTACAGCCTCATTAGGCTTTACTTCAACAGGTTTCAGTTCATTAGGTACAGCCTCATTAGGCTTCACATCATTAGGTACAGCCTCATTAGGCTTTACTTCAACAGGTTTCAGTTCATTAGGTACAGCCTCATTAGGCTTTGGTATCACTTCTCCTTGACCGATACTGTTTTTAATTGTATTAAGTGGAGATATATTAGCTTGACCTAATGTATTTGATTCAGGTTTAATTAATTCTGTATTTATATTTGAGTTCCAATTGCTTGTTGCAAGAAGGTTACCCATCCCTAATAAAAACAACGCTAAATAAACCGGGGTTTCAGTATTTTTTGACCTGAATTAAAGGTCCCTTATTCTTTTTACCAGTATTATTCACGTCGAAATCATCACCCTCATCCTTATCAGGAAGGCGCTGATTCCAGAATTCACTAAGTCCAATGCGAAAATTTGGATGAGGCTGGGCCTTATACCAGAATACCTGTTCTTCAATCTTATTACTTTTCGCATTATTATCAATCACCAAACATTCGTAATTTTCAGTGCATTGGTCCATAATTTGGCAAAATGAGTCTAAATCGGGAAACATACCGGCAAACTGTTCATATAGACGCTTACGATTCGCAACAATATTTTCACGTAAAATAAAAACAAAATCAATATTTGTGCGTAAATTAGGTGGAATTCCCATACAGTATTGCATTGCAACAATATACAAAATTTTCCAATGGCGACCATTCATAAACAAACTACGAATATATTTGTCACGTGTCCATGAATTATCATACAAACAATCATCCATAATCATGAAAGTGCGCGGGTCTACAGAGGTTGTACCACGTGTCTGAATATCTTTTGTGATTTTCAAGGCAAGGGTCTTCTGTCGCTTTAATAAATTTTCGATAATTAATGGATTAAATTCTTCATGAATAAACAGGGGGGGAATAATTGAACTATAAAATGAATTTGCCGACTCTGTTCCACTAATGACAGTTCCTATAGGAATACTTTGGTGATGAAATAAAAGGTCGCGAATCAAAAAAGACTTACCGGTATCTCTTTTACCAATAAAGACAACAACTTTGTCATCTTTAATACGACTCATATCAAATTTTCGTAAAGCTAAATTCATGACACGACGACCGGGATTTGACCCAGATTGTACATGTTCAAGTGGAGGAACTATATTATTAGAAGGTGTTGTCATACTATTTAATTCTACGAATGAAACCGAAAATAGCATACTTACGCAAAAGTGCGGAATGAAAGTTTATCAGGTTTCCGGCATAGATACAGCAATATGGTCCTAATAGCCAAAAAACTAAATAAAAAGGGGCCAAAGAAAAATAATGGAAACAAGTCGGTAACCCCACCATCGACTCAAATACCACGATTAAAGGTCTTACCCCGGGAACTATTACCAATAATGGGTAAAAAATCCTTAAAATCATCAATAGATAACAGCTTATTCGAATTTAGAAACGTTCAAGAACTACTACCAAGTGTATCATTTGTGTCTGATTCACCAAATCAAATACTTCAATCACCAATAGAGTTCTTTACACTATCAGGAGAACCAGAAGGATTTTTTATAAATGCGCACGCCAAGTTGAGTGATGTTTCAGGTAATTTTGATATTCCAATGTTTGTAAAACGCGTTCATTTAGTTGAACCTATTCCAACCATGGAAGGTTCATATATTTTACCAACAGACGGATCATTACCACAAATAAGAGAAAAATGGATGAATACAATTACAAAAATTCATGACCCTTATAACGAAGCTTATGTTGATACGCTATGTTCTGCAACAGTATCAAGATTGGTTGAAACAGACAAATCGCCACATTGGTGTAGATTTTACGGTGCTTTTAACGGGCGTGTAGACAAATATTTATATAACATTACTGGCGAAATATCTAGTTTAAAAAACGAAAGATGGTTCAATAAAAATCAAAGATTAGGTCTTTTTAAAATAAAGGTCGTTGGGCAGAATCTAGAAAATAAGCCCCTTGTAGAAATTATCGAAGAGGGTGGTATTATAGAATGTGATAATTTAGAGGAGCAAACTGAAGATAATCAAATAGAAGACAATGATGATAATGATATAATAGAATTAGATGAATCAGAAGTAGATGAAAGTGATTCTGATTGTGTATCACAAATACCATCAACAGACGAAGATAGTTCAGTAGAACAATTAGAAGAACGACCTGTACGTATTATAAAGGTTGAAAGTGATGAAGAAAATAACGATGATGAATCGATTAGTAAAAGCAGTAGTAACTCTAGTTCAAACGAATCTAGTAATATTTATGAGTCAGATTATGACGATAATCAAAATCAATGTGAGTTTTTTGCAGAATTCAACAATTTTCCAGTTCAAGTAACAATGATTGAGCGGTGTAAAAGTACAATGGACGCACTACTAGATATTGAAGAAACAAATGAAGATAGATTATTAGAAAAAACAAAAGACGTGCGTTGGTCAGCATGGATTTATCAAGTAATTGCAGCGCTTTCGGTAGCACAATACTATTACGGATTAGTACATAATGATTTGCATACTAATAATGTTATGTGGGTGCCAACTGAAGAAGAATTTATTTATTATAAATTAACAGGAATAAAGGATGGAGAAAAATATTTTAGAGTTCCAACATTTGGCAAATTGATGAAAATTATTGATTTTGGTCGCGCCTCATTCTGGCTAAAGGATAGAAATTCGTTGATTATAACGGATTCTTTTGCAGACGGAAATGATGCTGCCAATCAATATAATTGTCCGCCATATTACGATTCAAGCGAACCTAGAGTGAATCCCAATCCATCCTTTGATTTATGTAGATTAGCAGTATCGATGTTTGATGCCTTGTATCCTGAGCAACCAGAAACTGAAGATGTACCGAAAAGATTGAGTGAGGAAGACGGTCGTGTCATGTTTGAGACAGTATCTCCACTCTATAATCTGTTATGGATTTGGTTAACGGACAGTGAAGGAAAAAATATATTAAGAAACCCAGACGACACTGAACGCTTTCCAGATTTCGATTTATATAAGCATATTGCTAGATATGCCAATAATTGTATTCCTAGAACGCAAGCCCAAATTCCCTATTTTGAAGCCTTGTACAAAATAGATGCGATTCCAGACAATGTAAAAGTATGGGAGCTACCTCTCAATTAATTTAAAAAGTGTAAAACATATTTTATGAGTATATTTTTTTTTGAGTTTATTAAAGTTTATAAAAGTTAAGTTAAGTAATATATTACTTAAATATTAAGGTTGGGATATATATCTGTAAAGATATTAAATTTTGGTACGGAATACACAAGGCATTCATAAGAAAATGTGTCTGTATTATGTACCTTCACAAACCTCGTGCAAAAATCACCGCTAAAAACTCTGATTTTCGAGCCTAAAATATAAGTTGGTAACGACAAAAATTAAAAGCTGTCTAAGACATCTATTAATTTATGTATTGGTATGAGACATTATCAAAACAGTTTATAACCAATTAGTTGTATCTAAGGTGGGAGCAAACATACGTTCTAAACCAGGAGTCCATTTTCTAAAATCACTGTACTCAAAAAATCGGTCATTGCTATAGTCTAAAACACCCTTTTTATCAAAATAGGGGTCAACACTATTTCCTTCCACCTCAACCTCTGCAGAAATTAAACCACCAGCCTTTGCTCTTTCAATAGAAAGTTCATCGTTGCGCGGGTCTACATAATGCTCCTTTTTTGGTTTAGGACGCAACTCAGAAACACGATATTCGTTTTCACCAACACGTTCAACAACAGGTTCCCAGTTTGGGTCATTTTCATACATTTTCTTAACCATTTCAGCTATATCATCGCTTTCGTGTTGTATGAGATTTTCTGCAGTAGCCTCTTTGACTGGTTCAAGAGAATGTTTCTCTTTCATTTCTAGTGCATCATTGTCAGGTGGTAATATATTTGCACCCTGTAAGTTTTTGAAAAATACACCGGTCTTGGGGTCTCTATCAATATCATCCTTGCGACCTGTAATAAACTCCTCTTCTGCAGAAGCTCGTGTCTCAGAATTAAA